TGAAGAGGAACCAGCCGTCGCGTGTGTATGGGTTGCCGTCGTCGTCCGTGCCGTCGTTCTCTACTTCGAGAAGTAACTCGTCGCCTCGAACCCGCAGGCTGAGACGCTCGCCCTGATCTTCAACGCAGTCGAAATCATCATCGAGCACGGGCTCACGAACGAATGAAATGAATGGGTCGTCCATCGTCACTCCTCCTCGAACCAATCGAACAACGCAGCAGCGCGCACTTCGGAGCGCAGCATACCGAGCGAGAGGATAGACACGAGGTCGTCGTACAATCCGCACAGCGAGACGGTGAAGTAGATCAGTTGGTATCGAAATGTTGGCAGGTCATTGAAGCGAGGGATGAATGGTCGCATGTTACTCTCCGTGGTTACGCTGCGATGGTGTGATGGTGGAATGGTGTGTTGTCATTGGCATCGTCGATCGTCTGGCGCATCTCGCGCAGATCGAACGTCATGACCTCGCGATCGTCGACGGGGCGGAGCTTACTGCCGAAATAGAGTTGGTTCTTCTTCGTGAAAAACGGACGACCGAACCCGAGCAGGTCGAACAAACCATTCAACCGATCCTTCGTGGTCGGCGTCGGATAGCCGCAGAAGGACACACTCAGGATGTTGTCATTGCGTGTCCCATCTTCGTTGACGCGGGCGAACTCTGCGATGGGATGGTAGTGCAGGAAGAGCGTTCTGCCGTCGGTGTGAGAACGAGCGGCACGAGCGGGCACGCCTTTGATGAAGGCTGAACAGATCTTGCGTGTTTCCTTACGCATGGAAGTTACTCCCCTAGTAATTGATGGATGAAGGCATTGGGTCGGGTTGCGGGCCGCGAGATGAGAGCGCGGTTGCATACGCGATGGCAGTTGAACGCTGCGCGAAAGACTGGCGGCGCAGCACGCGATCGGTGCGGGTGTCAATGGCTGACACCCACCATCCGTTGAGACCGGCACGCACATTGACAAGGATGCCGTCGACCAGGCGCGTCCAGATTACTTCGCCAGTTACGCTCATCGTGCGTACTCGATGGCGAGGTAGAGGAAGAAGGCGAGGATGATGAAGCCTTCACGCATGGCGCTTTCTCCGGTTACGTTTCGGAGTAACGGGCACGGGAATGAAGATCGGCATGGGTGCGGGGAACACGAGTTCGCCGAGGCGCTCGCACTGTTCCTTGAAGTATCGATCGGCGACGGACTTGACGTCGTAGCGTGTGTTGGTGTTGCGGCGGGACATGGTGGTTACTCCTGTAGTTATTTGGTGGGCTCGATGGTGAATACGAACACGTCCTCGCCGCGCATTGCGGCGCCGTCGTAGTGGTGCGGGTGCTGGAGATCTTCCTCCCATGCGAACACTTCGCCCGGCACGAGCTTGATCGCTTCTTCCAGCGTCTCAGCAGTGCCGATCGTGATGCGCGCGGGCACGTTACCTGCGTATGCCATTTCCTGAACAACAAACGTCATGGTTACTCTCCTCAGTAAAAGATGCGGTACGAGAAATTGCAGTCGATCGTCGCGGCATCGTCGCCGGGACCGTCATAGCAACCGTAGTAAACGATGGTCGCTTTGCCCTCGAAGTACTCGTCCGTGAGATCGAGGAAGAAAGCATTGGTCGTGAGAACGTCGAGGAAGCGGTTCATGGGTTACTCCCGGAGTTAGAGCGATGCGGGGTCGATGGGCGTGTCGGCGAGCACGACGGCGATCAAGCCTGCATCGCGCTTGGATGGCTTGAAGTGCACGAGCGCGTGCATCTTCGCCTCATAGAGAGACGATGCTTCAAACTCGATGCGGCGTGACTTGAAGAACGCAATATAGGTACGCATGGCGGTTACTCCTGAAGTTATGGGGGGACGATCGCGCGGGTGAGTGCGCGCGTTGTGATGGTGTGATGGTGGAAGGCGGGGGGCGCTTGGCCCCCCGTTACTGTGAGAGTTACGCGGCGACCCCGAGCGAGGCGAGATGCGCGCGGGCCTTGGCGATCTCTGCGGCGCGGGCGAGCGTGGCGATCTGCGCCTCGAGTGCAGACTTGGCGGCAGTCGCGCCTTCCAGTGCGATCGGGGTGTCGCTCTCTTCGTTGAGCTTGATCGCTGCCTCGACTGCCTTGAGTGCAGCCTTGAGCTGCTGCTCGATGGTGCGGGCCTTGGCTTCATCCTTAGCCATTGCCGCCTCGATCTCGTCGTCAGTCAGCGCATAGTCGGGTGACTTGAGCTGATTGCGGACGACCTGCAGATAGGCGTTGACGGCAGACTTACGGTCGACCTGCATGTTACCATAGATAGTAACCGCGCGACCGATCACGTCGACGGCATCGACGGTTGTGAGCGCGCCGAACTCGATCGTCTTCTTGATCTCGCTCTTAGTCTTCTTGACGCTATCGGTCGTGCGATCGTGCACCGACTTCTTGCCTTGTGCCTCAATGAACGTGTTGACGATCATCTCGGCATCGTCGGGCGAGACGACGCCATCGGCTGCAGCGGAGACCGTGAGGACGATCATCTTGGGCCAGGCATCACCGCCTGCAGCCTTGTCGCCTGCGAGCTTCTTCGAGGCGGAGAGATAGTCGGAGAGGCGGTTGTCGTTGCGGATGGTCATAGTGGTATCTCCATAGGGTTGGGACCGGCAGTCTTGCCGGGTGTGGTTGCAGTGTAGTTTCAGGGTGTGGGTTACTCTGGAAGTTACAGCAAAGTAACAAAGAGCTCGCGGGAGCTAATTCTAATTCTAAATGTTTTTTTTGAATGAACCTATAGAGGTGTGATGGTGTGATGGTTTTAGAATAAGGCATCACACGACCGGGGGGGTCGCGCGCGCGCGTGGGGGGTTATATTGTTTTTAGAATTAGAATTAGAATTAGATATAGAAGAGGCCCCATTGCGTGCGGGTAACACTCGCCCACCGTCAGAAGTGTTGGCGAAGAACACGGGCCATCGTCATGCCGGTCGGGATACGTTGAACCCTCACACCATCACACGATACCGGCGTGCGATCGTGTTCGATCGTGTAGAACGGCTTGGAATATTCCAGCGAGGCGAGCACGCGCGCCTGACGTTTGGCCTTCTCATATTTCGCTTGCAGGTTGCGGTTAACTTGTGAGCCCATGATGGTATCCTTTCGGTTACTTTGAGAGTTACAGGGTTAAATTGACAAACGGGAAAACAATTCTCCCGCGCAGGTCGCACTCCCGCGCGGGTTAAATGGTGTTATTCGGTTTAGGCGTTGAACCGAAAACCGTCCGGGGTATCGCTTGCCACCGGAGCGCCGCGCATCGTCGCATCGTCGTCGATGCTTTGCGCGGGAGCGATAGGCGCGGCTAATATCACTCGCGCTCGCTCACGTCCCCGATCGGCCCCTCGCGCTGTCGCGCGCCCCATGGCTCCCGGTTTTCGCGCGTCAGGTCCCCATGCGGTGCGCGGGTGCCGGGGTGCGATGGATCGCACGCTTGCGGCAATGGGCGCATGGGCGAGCGGGTGGAAAGCCCGCGACTGTTTCAGTAATTCCGTGGCACCGTCCTTTCGTTGGTGGGTTACACCATAGGGTCGGCGGTAACTCGGAAGTAACCGGACCCCCCACCCCGGAACGGACAGGGGGGGCGGGGGGAGGGGTGGCTCTTTTTTGGGTACCTTAAAAATATCCAGGACCTAAAAACCTTGATGTAACCTTCGTGATACTTCCGCTATACGCAGACATGAAAAAGGCCCCCGCAGGGGCCTCAAACCAAAACACCATCACACCCTTGAACCCCACCACACCCCCGCTAAACTCAGTGCACCAAAACTGCACCGGGTTCTTCGCAACCCATTGATGTTATGGTTGAAGTGGTCCCATGGGATCTGGGGTTAGCGTATGTCGACCCCCTGGTCGCAAGTCGCGGATAAATCACAAAAAATCGTTTGTTACCAATAAGATACCTTCGTCGAAGGAAGCGGGTTACATACGCTTGAGTTGACCTGCGGGAGGTCCTGATCCATCTTCAGTGCACCACCATCGCACCAGATCACAAGACACCTGGTGCAGTGTAACCCACTGGAAACCCACGAAAACCACCCATGGCCTCCATCTTCAAAGTCGCGTCAGGCAAGTGGCGCGTGCAGGTCCGTCGCAAGGGCCAGGCTCCCATCTCGGAGTATTTCACCTCCCACGCCGAAGCCGTCCGCTACGCGCGCGGGCTCGAAGTCGACTTCGATCGGCAGAAGCGCACCCCTGCCGGGGTGCGTACCACCTTCGCAACCGTGATCGACGCCTACACCAACAGCCTACGCCACAAGGTCGGCACGACCAAAGAGTGGAACCTTCAGATGCTGAAGGACAGGTTGGGGCATGTGCGGATCGACGAGCTGACCCAGGCGCGGGTGTCCGAGTTCCTCAAGCAGCGCGAGCGCGACGGGGCTGGACCCGTCACGAACATGCAGACCTTTTCGTACCTTCGTACCGCACTGCGGTATGGCGGGGCGCACATCGAGGCGGGCGAGGCCATCGCCGAGGCGCTCACCCGGATGCAGCTCCTGTGGGACGCGATGATGCACACCAAGCAGATCGCCCACTCCAAGCACCGCGACCGGCGTCCGACGGAGGAGGAGTTGGGCCATTTGATGGACCACTTCGACAGCCGCCCCCGGTCCAAGATGCCCATGACGGACATCATGCTCTTCGCGATCTGCACCGCGATGCGGCAGGGCGAGATCCTGCGCATCCGGTGGGAGGACTTCGACGCAGAGAAGCGCTTGATATTGGTCAGGGGGAGAAAAGACCCAACGCAAGCTGGTGGGCGCGACCAGAGCGTGCCCCTCTTGCGCGGTCATGTTCGGGTGGCCAACAAAGCGCAGGACCCGGTCGAAATCATGCTGCGTCAAATCAGCGCTAGACGCAGGTCAGGAGTTATTTTTCCGCATAGCAAGCCGACGGTCGTTAACGCCTGGATACACGCGACCGATACCCTGAGAATAAATGACCTCACCTTCCATGACCTACGTCACGATGGGGTATCGAGGATGTTTGAAGCGGGTTATGATATTCCGCAGGTCGCTGCTGTGTCCGGGCACAAAAGCTGGAAGAACCTCCAGCGCTATACAAATTTGCGACCGGAAAAGGTGCAGCGTTGAAGTATGGCCTTTTACGGTCGAAAATGGTCTAGTTGACGCTCCCCGCGTCAGATGCATTTTCCACCATATCAACACTGAAGTGGGGTGGAGATGCTCGACGTGGAAACAGCGCTGTCTTCAACTTTGCGAAGCGAGCTGCAGATCTTTTCCGAGGATGAATTAGCGCACGTTCTGGTCATAAAATCCCAGACGCTGGCGACGTGGCGGGCCGAGAGTAGAGGTCCAGACTACGTCAAGCTGGGTAAAAGTATTTTCTATCGCAAGCAGGATGTCGTAACCTGGATCAACGAGAGTGTAGTGTTGACCAGGCGGGCGACTTGAGTTCGGAAGTCATTACCATCGAAGTAACCGAGTGGGACCAGATCGAAGCGTTGGAGAGGTGCATCTATAGCCTCACCAACGCGATGGAGAGCTGCGGAGACGAGGAGCTCGAGGGCCTGTTCCAGCACGACATTGCGTGTTTGCTTCTCCTGCGTGAGGAGCTCAAGGACGCGGTCGACTGCTACACAGAGCCGTCGCGCCCCAACTAGGTCCAGGCGGACGCTCCGATCTTCATTCTTGGCCCCGTTGAACGCCGTACTCCCATCAGTCGCGCCGCGATCATGCCGCTCATCCCCCCGTGGGCGGCACTCGCTGCGTACTGAAGGGCGTCGGAGATGTGCGAGTAGTCGTTCTTGTCCGGCAGCGGACGGAGCTGGCCGGAGCGCGTCTTGGCGAACCGGTAGCCGCCTGCCATCGCACGCACGAGCGTCGGGCACCGGTGCTGGTCGAACAGCATCGCAGGTCCGCCGTCACGCTGGGCGAGAAGGAAGCTCTCCACCGCCCGCAGGCGGCTGTCGATCTTGTTGGTCGGCGCGGGGTAGCACATGAAACCCTCGCGCTTGAGAACGTCGAACGAGGTCTCCTCATAGGACGTGGAACGCTGCGTCCCCGCCGGGTCGCCGACAATGACGACGGGTCGGCCCATATACCGCTCTTGCATGAGCGCCGGTTTCAGTGCGCGTCTGACGTGGAGCTCGAGGCCAATATCCTCCGCGAGCACCTCCTCGAGCACGAGAAGTCGGCCCTTATGGTCCATCTGGCAGATGATCGAGCAGGGGTTGCGCCCGAAATCCTGGCCGATGATGAGCGGGTGGACCATCACAGGATCGAGATGGTCAACGACATGGAACGCCTGCTTGAAGCTCTCGCGGTACACAGCGGAGCCTGACGGGTCGGCGCCATACTGGGCGTGCACGTAGCGGCGCACCCAGTCCTCGCCGTTGGAGCGCGACAGGCGCTCGTAATACTCCCGGCCACCCGGCAGGTTCTCGATGTTCTCGGCGTCCTCGTCGAGACCGCCTGGCTGGATGAACACCTGCCAGTCGATCGGCACGTCCTGGTCCATCAGCTTCCACCAGTCGCTGCCGATGGTGGGCATGTTGGTGTCGGCGATGATGCCGAACCAGGTCGGGCCCCCCTGGGCCTTCGAGGGGTAACGACCGCAGCGGCCTGCGATGGCGGGCACCAGGTCGACAGCAATTTCGATGCACTCCGAGATCCACGCGCCCGTGAGCTGCGAGGAGAGCAGGCGGCGCTGGTCCTCGACGTCTTCCAGCGGGATGAGCACCCACTCGGAACGCACGTCGCCGATCGAGATGTAGATCGTGTTCTCGGAGACCTTGAAGGCGGCGATGCCCTCGAGCCAGGTGGTGACGTCCTTGAGGACGGTCATCTTCAACTGGGACAGCGTCTGGCGCAGGATGGCGAAGCGGGTGTGCCTCAGACCATCAGGCCCTGGAGCCTGCTCACACGCCCGACGGAAGAGCTCGAACAGGCAGGCGGTCGTCTTGCCCGAGCCCACCGGCCCGGCGATGAGGCGGAAGAACGCCTCCGACTTCATGAAACGGGCGCAGGTGGGCGGGGCCGTGAAATTGATTGTGGGCATTACTCGATCTCTTCAGCGTCGATCACGACGGGGGGTAGCTGCTTCTCGAACCGGAGCGAGGCGTCCGCACCCAGGTTGATGGTGACGGAGAACTTCTCGCCGAGGCTCTCGACACCGACGCCAGCCCTGGAGAAACCGGCCAGGTCCCTGGCCAGCTTGCCCGCCTCGATCTTGGCGTTGAGGCTCTCGGCCCGGTCGTGCATCCGGGTGTTCAGCTCGGGGAGCCACTCCTCGAGCATCGCTGCGGCCTTCAACTTCACACGCTCATGCGTGTTCAGCGTCCCATGCCAGGACGAGGCTTCGCTCTCCAGGTAAGCGCGGAACCGGGGGTGTTCCTGGATCGCTTGCCATTGGTTTGGATCGATCTCATGGACTTTGAGTATTTCTTCGATGGGTCGGATGTCCATCGCGATTTCGCGAGCGATCTGCAAGAGTTTCAGCTCGGTTACATTGGCGTCGACTGTGGTCAGGGCAGTCATTTACACTCCCGATACTGGGATCAATAGTTGTCAAGCGGGGGAAACATACTGTATTTAAGGTAGGTTCGTCGAGCTGGCGAACTCGCGGGACCATTTCATGGCTGAACAATTTGTTGGAATGGGCGTCCTCCGGGTGGTGCCCCCGGCTAAACTCGACGCCGCAGTACGAGCGGCAGACGAGGAGCGCGCAGCGCTGCAGGACGCCTCGCAAGAGCCGGTCATGACCAATCTGGCGGGCTACATCCGCTCCCAGTTCGATATGATGAAGCGCCACCGGAACACGGCATCGGGCTGGACCGACCGTCTCCTGCGCGCTTTGCGCACGTTCAATGGCGTCTACGACCCGACGCAGCTTGCCGAGATCAAGAAGTTCGGCGGCTCCGAGGTCTACGCCCGCATCATCGCGATGAAGTGCCGGGGAGCGTCCTCGCTCCTGCGTGACGTCTATCTCGCGCCCGAGCGCCCGTGGGGCCTCGACCCCTCGCCTGATCCCGAGATCCCCGAGACCGTGATGCAGTCCATCATGCAGCTCGTCGACATCGAGACGGCGACCCTGACGGAAGGTGGCGCTCCGATTGATCCGACCGCCATCCGCGACCGCACCAGCCAGCTCGTCGAGGCGGCACGCCAGGCAGCGAAGAAACGCGCTGAACGCCGCACCAAGATCTCCGAGGACAAGATCGACGAGATCCTCATCGAGGGTAATTTCTACAAGGCGCTGGCCGAGTTCATCACCGACCTGCCGCTCTTCCCCTTCGCCGTCATGAAGGGTCCCTACGTCAAGATCGTTCCGACCGTGCGCTGGGAAAACGGTCAGCCGACCGTGATGCAGAGCCCGCGCCTCATGTGGTCGCGCATCTCACCCTTCGACATCTGGTTCACGCCCGGCGTCAGCGACATCGAGGACGCTGCCGTCATCGAGCGCTCGCGCCTGACGCGCGCCGACCTCAACGACCTGCTCGACCTGCCTGGCTACAACCAGGAAGCGATCCGCAGCGCGCTGCGCGATTACGGCCAGACGGGGCTCAACGAGGACTACGACGCCGCCACCGACAGCGAGCGGGCGTGGAACGAGAGCCGCGAAAGCCCCTTCATGAACGAGAGCCATCTGATCTCGTGCCTGGAGTATCACGGCAACGTCCAGGGGCAGATGCTCCTCGACTACGGCATGGATGAAGAGCAGGTCCCGGACCCCGAGCGCGACTACTTCGTGCAGTGCTGGCTCGTCGGCCAGTACGTCATCAAGGTCCAGATGTCGCCGAGCCCGCGCAAGCGGCATCCGTATTTCGTGACGTCGTTCGAGAAGGTACCCGGCACGGTGGTCGGCAACGGCCTGCCCGACATCCTCAACGACATCCAGGACGTCTGCAACGCCTCGCTGCGTGCGCTCGTCAACAACCTCTCCATCTCGTCCGGCCCGCAGGTCGTGGTCAACGACGACCGCCTGTCGCCCGACGAGGACGGCGAGGAGCTCTATCCGTGGAAGCGCTGGCACGTCCAGACGGACCCGATGGGCAACAACGGGGCTCCGCCGATCAGCTTCTTCCAGCCCAACTCGAACGCTTCGGAGCTGCTCGGTGTCTACCAGAAGTTCTCAGAAATCGCCGACGAGATCTCGGCAATCCCGCGTTACCTCTCTGGCGCGGGTGCTGCTGGAGCGGGGCGCACTGCCTCCGGTCTGGCGATGCTTATGGGTAACGCCAGCAAGGTTCTCCAGACCGTTGCAGCGAACATCGACCGGGACATCCTCGATCCGCTTTTGAGGCAGCTCCTGGACATGATCCTGCTGACGGACGAGACCGGGATGCTGTCCGGCGACGAGACCGTCAAGGTCATGGGCGTGTCGGTCGCGGTCCAGAAAGAGACGCAGCGTTCCCGCCAGCTCGAGTTCCTGCAGATCACGGCCAACCCGATCGACAGCCAGATCGTCGGTCCCAAGGGTCGCGCCGCACTGCTTCGCGCGGTCTCCGAAACGCTCGGCCTGCCCGGCTCCAACATCGTCCCGTCCGAGGACGACATGGACAAGCAGATGCAGGCCGCTCAGATGCAGGCCATGGCCGCAGCAGGCGGTCAGGCGCAGGGCGGTCAGGCTCCGCAAGGCGGCAACGTCACGCAGGACATGGGTCCGCGCACCTCCATCGCAGGAGGTCCGTGATGGCCTTCAACCCCTTCGCCGGACCCAAACGCCCCGACGCACCGAGCTACGACGCGGCCTACCAGGAAGCCTCGCGCCAGACAGCGGCCAACGCTGCTGCCTGGCGTCCGCAGAAGGTCAGCCCGCAGGACATGAAGGCCCAGCTCGCCCAGAAGCTCGCCGCCTGGCGGGCTCAGCCGGTGGGTGCAGGTGGTCGTCGCGCGCTCCCGGTCGGAACGCCCCAGGTGCCCTATCAGCGGGTCAACCCGCAGGACGTCTACAATCAGCGGATGACTGCATACCAGCAGCAGCTCGCTGACTGGCAGAGGCAGCAGGAAGAATGGCAGCGCCAGCAGCGCGAGTACTTCCAGCAACAGAACATCGATTACGGCGGCGGTAGTGGCGGCGACGGCGGCTCCAATTTCGGAGGCGGTGGCGACAGCAGCGCTGGCGGGTCTCCCGCAGGCGACGGCGGCGGTGCGATGGGTGGGGCCATGTCGCGCGGCGGCAAGGTTCAGAGGTTCAGCAAAGGTGGCATGGTCAGCGACAGCTTCTCGAAGATGTCGCGCCATTTCGCGAAGAAAGGGTCCATGTAATGAATAAATTCTACAAGGGTAAGCCAGCGAAACTGGTCGCCGTGCATCATTTCAATGGTGGCGGCGCGGTCCGTCGTTCAGAGAACGTCGAACAGGCTATCGCTGAGCGGAAGTACCGCGACACTGTCCGCGATGTCGTAGACGCGAAATCCGCACCGGCCAAAACGACAGACGACATGCGTATCAACGACGCACTCGCCGACCGCGCCAGCCGCCGTCGCGATGCTGAGTTCACTAATCGCAATAAGTCGTCTGCCCGCACGGGGTACGATTATTCGTATCAGGCTCAGGACAAAGAGCCCAAGACCACCGCGTCCCAGCGTCTCAAGAACTCGCCGGTCAACATCGGTGAGGACGACTGATGCGTGCACCGAAGGTATCGACCAAGTCACCGCGCCTTAAAGCCGTCGCAGGTGGCGAGGTGCCGATCCAGAAAATCGGACAGTTGAGAGGCAAGGGCATGAACGCAGGTGGTTCGCCCAACGACCTCAAGAAGCTGTTTCCCAAAGGTTCCCGCTTTGCTCCGAAGTTTTCGAAGGGCGGGAAAGTGAGCAAGCGCGATCGCGGTTGCAAATAACCTGGCCAGGTAAGGAGTGATCCATGAAGTCAAAGGCTGAGAAGACCGGCATGTCCGGTTTCGAGTTCGCCAAAGGCGGCCCGAGCGGTATGCACAAGTTCACCCCGTCGAAGACGCAGGAGCCCGGTCAGACCGGCCCGGCTGGCACCGACACGGGTGAGTTTGCCAAAGGCGGCAAGCGTCTGGGCGACATCCAGCGTCCGTCGATGACCCAGAAGTCTGCGTGAGGCTTCCATGAAGCCTGACGCAAAGAAGCCTGCCAAGGAGATCAAGGCGGAAATGCTTCCGTCTCGGTTCTCTCGCACAGATGTTACGGGCGACGTCTCTTACGCCCGTATCAACAACAATTACGCGAAGAAGCCTCCGGCTGATCCTGTCCTCGACACGACGGCACAGAACTATTTCCGCGTAATGATCGGTGGCCGATGAATGATCGCGAGTTGATCCTCGCAGCGGCCAAATTAGCGAGAACGGCCCCTGAGAACTGGAACGAGTTCTTGGGGGCTCTCGCCGCACATACTGACAATCAAATCTCCAACTGCATCTCGTCGCCGCTCGAGGCGCTCCCCCAGAACCAAGGCCGCGCCCAATCCATGGTCGCGCTCCTCAAGGTCCTGCGCGAGTGCCTGAAGACCGCCGACCAGATTGAAGGAAAACGTAGATGAGCACGCCTCAAATTGACGAAAGCGTTATGATCCCCGCCGCCGTGAAGGCCGCAGGTGCCGCCGCCGAAGCCTATTATCAGCAGGAAGCCCAGGGAACCGCGAATGGGGACCAGGAAGCGAAGCCGGAGGAAATCTCCGCTGAAATCGAGGCCAAAGAGCCCGAAGCCCGACAGGAAGAGACCAAGAGCGGCGTTACTTTCGAGAGTAGCCCGGAAGCCAAACCGGAAGACGAACAGTCCTGGGAACATCGATACAAGTCCATGAAGGGGCGGTTCGACCGCTCGCAGGACCAGATCCGCTCGCTGTCCGAACAGATCCAGAGCTTGCAGGGCGTCATCTCCACGATGCAGGCGACTTCGCCCGCGCCCGCGTCCGCCGAGGCCGAAGCGGCCATCGAGCGCCTGATTACGCCCGAGGAAGAGAGCGATTACGGGTCGGAGTTCCTCAAGGTGGTGGGCAAGAAAGCCCGCGAGGAGCTGCTGCCGGTCATCAACAAGTATGAGGCCAAGATTGCCCAGCTCGAAGGGCAGTTGCAGGGCGTTGGCGGGAAGATTGCGCAGGATGCCCGGCAGCATATGTTGACGCAGCTCGACGAGCGACTGCCAAACTGGCGTGAAATCAACCGAGATGAAACCTTCCTGAATTGGTTACAGTTGCCAGACCTTTATTCTGGTGCTATTAGACATGAACTATTGAAGGCTGCATACGAGCGGAACGACGCCCCTCGGGTCGCGGCTTTCTTCACAGGCTTCCTCGCTGAAGAGGCTGCTGTGGCCCCCGCGAATGGAGAGGCTGGCCGGAGCGAAGCTCCCGCCAAACCGTCTCTCGATCAGTTCGCGGCTCCCGGCAGAGCCAAGTCTGCGGCAGCGACGACCGCTCCCGCTGAGAAGCCCTTCTTCACACGCGCTCAGATCGCGAAGTTCTACGCTGACGCCGCTGCGGGCAAGTATCGCGGGCGAGATGCGGACAGAGATCGGCTCGAAAAGCAGATCTTCGACGCTCAGCGAGAAGGGCGCATCAGGTAAATCCTTCTCTGAGGAGCCACTTCCATGGCATTTCCTAACGCAGGTGCGGGCACGACCCCTCCGATTTGGCCGACTGGTTCGACCTCCAACAACCTCGCCTCCACGGGCTTCATCCCCCAGATCTGGTCGGGCAAGCTCGTCGAAAAGTTCTACGCGAACACTGTTCTCGCGGCGATCTCGAACACCGACTACGAAGGTGAGATCCGCAACCAGGGCGACCTGGTCAAGATCCGCACGAAGCCGACGGTTTCGATCAAGGATTACCGCGCTGACGGTGACCTCGAAATCGAACGCCCGACGGGCAACGTGCTCGAGCTGAACATCGACAAGGGCAAGTACTTCGCCCTCGCTCTCGACGACGTGATGGAGATCCAGTCGGACCTCAACATCATGTCGATGTGGGCTGACGATGCTTCGCAGCAGTTCAAGATCACGGTCGACACGGACGTCCTCAAGGGCATCCTCGGCGGCTGCGTGGCTCAGAACCGTGGCACGACGGCTGGCAAGATCTCCGGCAACATCAACCTCGGTGCAACGACGACCCCGCTCGCGGTGGTCTCGAACTCGCCGGGCGCCGGTCAGGTCGACATCCTCGACGCGATCCTTCGCATGGGCCAGGTGCTCGATGAACAGAACATCCCGGAAGATGGCCGCTGGCTCGTCCTCCCGGTGTGGGCTGCTTACCTCATCAAGCGCTCGGAACTCCGCCAGGCTTACCTGACGGGTGACGCGGTTTCGCCGCTCCGTAACGGTCGCGTTGGCCAGGTGGACCGCTTCACGCTGTACACCTCCAACCTGCTCCCGAGCGGCGTTGCCGGTGGTCTGGCTGCTGGCGAATACGCCATGTACGCCGGTCACAGCCACGGCCTGACGTTCGCCTCGCAGTTCACGAAGGTCGAGACGATCCGCTCCGAGCGTTCGTTCTCGAACATCCTGCGTGGTCTCCAGGTGTACGGCTACAAGGTCGTCGACGGTATCGCTCTGTCGCAGGCGATCATCACCAAGGCGTAAGCCTTGACGCTCCCCCGGTCTTGAAAACCGGGGGAGCACTTTGTCTTTTGCGGGGTGATCGATGGCGCTCGATACGGTCCAGGATTACATCGACCGGGCTCGGGTCCTCTTGCAGGACACGGTACAGCCCTATCGTTACTCGACCACAGACCTGGTCGAGGCTCTCTCCGAGGGCATCCTCGAGACGCGCCGCCTTCGTCCCGACCTCCTGCAGAATTACTTTCGCAGTAACCTGCCGGACTTCTCTGCGTCGAACATGGCGCAGGCCGTCCCGATCGACCCGCAGTATCGGATGGCGTTCATCTACTACATCTGCGGCATGACCCAGCTCCGCGACGACGAGAACGTCCAGGACAGCCGTGCTGCGCTGTTCATGAACAAGTTCATCTCGCAGATGCTGACGATTACGGCGTGAGGCATCGATGGCCAGCATCGACATGAACCGCCTCATGGACAACGCCAGGATCAAACTTCCTGGCGCGCTGGACGGCGTTCTCCAGATGGAGATGGTCAACGTCCTCAACGAATTCTTCAACGGCTCGAACCTCTGGTACGAGGACATCCCGTTCCAGGTCACGCCGACGTCCGACAGCTACCTCGAGAACCCGGCTGCGTGGACCTACACGATTGTGCCGTCGCAAGGTCAGATCAACCGCCTGATGTGGGTGATGACCTCCGAAAGCCTGCCCGTCCCGGTCGGGATGCCGATCCCCGGCGAGCTCATCCTCGGACGCCAGCCTAGCCAGGCCGACACCTATACCGCCCGCGTTGCACTCGTCCTGGGCGACCAGACGACCCGCGAGGGCTACCCGGATTTCCCCGACTGGATCTTGAGCAAGTACTACCCGGACCTGCTCGACGGCGTCCTCGGCGCGATGATGGGTCAGCTCGCGAAACCCTATTCAAACCCACAGCTCGCACAGTTCCATCTGCGTCGTTTCCGCAGTGCGATCAGTACAGCGAAGGTTGAAGCTCAGCATGAGAATGTGTATCGTGGCCAAAGCTGGAGGTTTCCCCAGAACTTTGTCCGCAGAAGGTTTAGATATTTCTGACGTTACCTTCTGGTAACAAGTAGAAGGGGCTCGAGATGGCCAGTTATAACAAGTTCCAGGTGTTCACGAAGAACCTGATTGACGGAGCGCACGACTTCGATGCGCACACGTTCAAGATCATGCTGACGAACACTGCGCCGGTAAACACGAACTCGATCAAGGCGGACATCACCGAGATCAGCGCGGGCAACGGCTACACGGCTGGCGGCACGGCCACCTCGATCACGACCTCGACGGCCACGGGCACGGCGAAGGTGGTGGGCACCGACGTGGTGTTCACGGCGACGGGGGGCACCATCGGACCCTTCCGCTACGCGGTGTTCTACAACGACACGCAGTCGAGCCCGGCCAAGCCGCTCATCTCCTGGTGGGACTACGGCTCCTCGATCACGCTCAACGACACCGAAACGCTGACCGTCGACTTCGACGCGGTCAACGGCATCTTCACGATCGCGTAAGGGCTGAAACCGGATGGTTCTGTCGGTCAAACACACCTTCACATCGCCGAAGGCTGACGGTACTGACAGTACCCTCATCCAGCCTTCCAACTGGAACGCCGAGCACACGATCACGCTCGCTGCGGGCAAGATCCTTGGGCGCGACAGCTCGGGCTCCGGCGCGGTTCAGGAGCTCTCGCTCTCGTTCGACCCGACGCAGCAGTCGATGATCCCGCCCACGGGCACGACCGCCCAGCGTCCGGCGACGGCGGCTGCGGGTATGCTGCGCTACAACACGGACCTCGCCAAGGTCGAACTCTACAACGGCACGAGCTGGGGCTCGGTCGGCGGCGGTGCGGCGATCTCGGACACCGGTCCTGCGAACCCCCAGCCGGGTGATTTGTGGTGGAAGTCCGACGAGGGCCAGCTCTACGTTTATTACAACGACGGAACGTCGTCCCAGTGGGTCATCGCCAACGCCTTCATGGGCGGCACGGCGTTCGGCGACATTACGGTCACCTCGATCAACGCGGGTCCGCTTGCTGGCACGCGCAATCGCATCATCAACGGTGCGATGGAGATCGACCAGCGCAACAACGGCGCAGCGGTCGCAAACTCTGGCAGTTATACAGTTGATCGTTGGGCGGACAGCTATATTGGTTCAGGGCGCTATACGGCGCAACGCTCCACCGTTGCACCAACCGGGTTCACGAACAGCCTCCTCCATACGGTCTCAACGGCGGTTTCGCCTGCCGCAACCGATGTGTATCAGATCCTTCAGGCTATTGAGGCGGTGAATATCGCTGATTTCGCTTGGGGTGGTTCGGCGGCAAAAACTGTCACGCTGTCGTTTTGGGTACGGTCGAGCGTAGCCGGGTCGTATAGCTTGAAGCTTTCGAATGGGCCAACGATCAATCGTAGCTATGTTACGACCTACACGATCAATGCGGCCAACACCTGGGAATACAAGACCGTGACGATCCCCGGTGACACATCTGGGACGTGGGTGAGTGACAACACGGCTGGACTATTCCTCTGTTTCGATCTTGGCTGTGGGTCGAATTTCAACACTGGCTCGCTTAATACGTGGCAAGCCGGTAATTTTTATCGCGCCGCAGGCACGGTGAACCTCATCTCCAACAACGGTGCCACGTTCTACGTGACGGGCGTCCAGCTTGAGGTGGGTTCGCAGGCCACTCCGTTCGAGCGCCGGAACTATCAGCAGGAACTGGCGATGTGCCAGCGGTATTACTGGCGGGTGTCGCATCCGTTCTTCAGCTCGAACTACGCTCCGTATACCACAAATGCTCAGCTCAGCGAGGTTATTGCGTGCCCTGTAGATATGCGCGCAACACCGACGACTTCGATTAACACCACAGGCATGAACATATCGGGGATTGGTTCGCCGGGTAGCAGTGCAATGTCGCGTCGATCCATCAAAATTGGCGCAGTGTCGACGACTGCCACCACCAATGCATACTTCACATCGGTGTCCGGCAACTTCTTTGATGCAAGTGCGGAGCTCTGATATGGCGCAATATACTAACGCGCAGTGGATCGACCTTGGCGAGCAGCACATCGGTATCCGCGTCGACATCGATGGCGTCCCATCGACGGTACCGCTCGACCCCGCGAACTCCGATTACGCAGCGATCATGAAACTCGTTGGCGAGGGCAAACTCGTCATCGCCCCCGCTACTGCGGAGACTGAATAATGGCGATCAACTTCCCGTCCTCCCCGACGACCGGACAGTCCTACACTGACACTACGACAGGTCAGACCTGGATCTATAACGGCACCGGCTGGGCATCGAGCTACAACCGTTCCTCCGTTGTGCGCCAGCAGTTCACCGCGAGCGCAGGTCAGACGACTTTCACGGTCTCGGGCGGCTACGCTCCGGGCCTCCTCGACGTGTACCAGAACGGCGTGAAGCTGGTCTCGGGCTCCGATTACTCCGCGAGTAACGGCACCACGGTGATCCTCACCGTTGGAGCGTCGGCGGGTGACAGCGTTGAAGTGTGGGGCCTCGCGCTCTTCACGGTGGCCAACATGCCCACCCTGGCGCAGCTCTATGCTGAGACGGGTGACGCTGGCCCCATCTCCATGCGCAACCGCATCATCAACGGCGACATGCGCATCGACCAGCGCAACAACGGTGCAAGCGCCAACAATGGTGCGGGTGGCCTGTACACGCTGGATCGTTGGTCTACATTTGGCTCGCAGGCGTCAAAGTTTTCGATCCAGCAGAACGCGGGTTCAGTCACTGGCCCGGTGGGGTTTCAAAACTATCTTGGGATAACATCTACGTCCGCATATAGCGTTGGCGCGTCCGAAAGTTTTTCTGTCCGCCAATATATTGAGGGCTACAATACAGCCGACCTTAACTTCGGGACTGCCAACGCGGTAACGGTTACCTTGTCGTTCTGGGTGCGCTCATCCTTGACCGGTAGTTTCGGTGGCTCCTTGTACAACAGCGCGGGCAATCGCTTTTATCCGTTCACATACACAATCAATAATGCGAATACGTGGGAGCTGAAATCCATTGTCATTCCGGGTGACGTTACCGGAACATGGGTTGGCGCGACCAACGGTATTGGCCTTGCCGTCCAGTGGTCCTTGGGAGCAGGTTCTTCTGTCAGCGGAACGGCTGGCGCTTGGGCCTCTTCAACCGCTTTGCAGCCTTCAGGATCAACCTCCGTTGTCGGCACCAACGGTGCGACCTTCTACCTGACCGGTGTGCAGCTTGAAATGGGTGGCACGGCGACGGCGTTTGAGCGCCGCAACTACCAGCAAGAATTGGCTATGTGCCAGCGGTATTATGCTAAAACATACAATACAGAGACAACTCCCGGAACCGCTACCACTACAGGCTATATAATCACCACTACAAATGCCAGTGGGTGGGCTTATGTAACGTGGAACATTGCTGTTGCAATGCGGGCGTCTCCCACTATTACCGCATATAACCATTCTACCGGCGCAACTGGAACATGGCAGGACGGTGGGGGAACAGCTAGAGCTGTTACTGTGGTTGGAGCAGGCTCTTCAAACGTGTCTTTTGGCTCTACCGCTTCGAACCTAAATAGTTGGTTGGCCGGTCATGCCATAGCAAGCGCGGAGCTATAACCATGTATTCAAACGCCCAATGGATTGACGAAAACGGTCAGCACACTTGCATCCGCGTTGACATCAACGGCGTGACGAGCTTCGTCCCGCTCGACCCCAACAACACCGATTACCAAAACATCATGACACTGGTCGACGAGGGCAAGCTCGTGATCCAGCCCGCCGATGGAGTTGAATGATGACGAAGGCGAATGACCTCGCGGCGCTACCGAACAACACGCTCGCGTTCCGCAATCGCATCATCAACGGCGCGATGGCGGTCGATCAGCGTAACGGTGGCGCTGCTGTCAGTACTGGCGGTGGTGTGATCTACTGCGTCGATCGCTGGTATACGGGCTCGAACGGCGCTGCGACGACAATTCAGCGTGTCCAAGGTGCGACGGCAAACCAATTCCGGCTCCAGGTCACTGGCGCTGCTGGCGTTACCAGCGTCTCGATCGCCCAGCGCATAGAGGCGCTCAACAGCGCCGATCTGGCGGGTAAGACCGTAACTCTATCGTTTGATGCGGCGAACACTCTGCTCACGACGATGACGTGGTCTGCGTCATACGCCAACAGCTACGACAACTTTGCAGCGGCAACATCAATCACGTCCGGTAGTGTGGCTGTATCAAGTACAGTCACTCGCTTCTCTGTGACCTTCGCGGTCCCTGCCGCGGCGGTGAACGGTCTGCTGATCGCGTTCAGTCTTGGTGCTCAGACGAGCGGAACCATCCTTCTGGGCGACGTCCAGCTCGAGCTCGGGCCGGTTGCTACGCTTTTCGAGCGCAGGCCGTATCCGGTGGAGCTGGCTCTATGCCAGCGTTATTTTGCTGCGTCTGCCTTCACTGAGTACCATTTCAATGGCGCTCCAGGTGCGACTTATGTGAGCACATACAGGATCAACATGCCCGTTCAGATGCGGGCCAATCCGTCGATCAGTGTCAACTATTCGGCGAGCAACGCGATTGCTGCGTATGGTTGGTATACTAATAATCTGAACTTCTCAGTGCATTACATCAGCGCGTCGACATCAACAAACGCCTATATGTATTTCACCTGGACGACGAACGCGGAGCTTTGATCGTGTACACGAACGCAAAATACTGCAAGCCGCCGTTCATGGATGAAGTGAACGGCATTCAGGTCGACATCGACGGCGTCTCGACGTTCGTTCCGCTCGACCCCCAGAACGTCGACTACCGGAACATCATGACACTGGTGGACGAAGGAAAGCTGGTGATCCAGCCCGCCGAATAAGCAACGGAGATAAGGTGTGAGCGCCTTTGCTTTCGAGCGCACCGCGTTCCAGCAGGGCGCTTTCTACACCGGATACGATTACCGCCTCACGGCGGATGCGGGCACGTACTCACTGACGGGTACCGCGATCCCCTTGCGTCGTGGACGTTCGATCTTCCCGACCGCAGGCTCCTACACCCTCACAGGCTTCAACGCCTCGCTGCGCGCTGACCGCCAGTTCCCGGCGACGGTGGGAGGCTACCAGGGCCAGTACTCCTACGCGGGCTTCACCGCCCACTTCCTGCGGTCCTACGTCGTCAAGGTCATCAGCGGGATCTACAACGTCTCCGGCCAGGCGGCTCGGATCGCTGCGACCCGCGAGCTCTATCCCGCCGCTGGAACCTACGTTTACACCGGGCGCCCCGCCGCTGTCCGCGCCGCACGCAAACTCAGCACGGATGCGGGCTCGTACCTTCAGACCGGGTACTCCGCCTCGATCACGACGACCCGCGCGCTCTATCCGTTCGCTGGCTCCTACGCGGTCGCGGGAAATCCCGCCGCGGTTACTTCTGCGCGTAACCTCTACCCCGACGCCGGGTCCTACACCTACACAGGCGAGAGCGTCAGCTTCCGTTCGGGCTTCAATCTGTTTGCCGGTGGTGGAAGCTATGTTTTCACCCCGTCTACGACCTATCTGGTCCACGGTTACTGGATCGATGCCAAGACGGCAGGGAATTATACTGTAACCGGGAACGACGCCCGCTTGTTTCAGAGCGCGTTCTTCTATAATGATAGTGAATACATATACGTGCCCGACCAGCCGCGCACGATGGCAGTTCTCGCCGAGGAGCGTTACATCTTGGTACCACCCAAGCCGCAACTCGAAGAATACGCTGAAGATCGGACGGTCGAAGCAGAAGCCAGGATCAGGGTGGCGTGATGAAGCTCGCGACGTTCGTCAAATCCCCAGCAGAGCGCAAGCGCTACGTCATCGACTACACCGACTGGCTCGACACGGGCGAGACGGTTGTGTCCACCAACTTCACTGTCAGCCCCAGCGTGCCGACCACCGGGCTTGTCGTCGACGCCGTCGCGATCGATCCGAACGGCAAGGAAGTGGTCTTCTTCACCTCATTCGGAACCACCAACGTCACCTACACCGTCGAGGTCCTCGTCCAGACATCGGGAGGCCAGGTCAAAGAGGACACGGTGGTCTTCTCGGTTCGAGACCAATGAGGCCCACCCATGGACGATTTGCATCGCACCGTCGGTAATTTCGAAGCCAAGATCGACCGCCTGGAGCGGGACGTCGCCACGCTCATCAAGCATCAGAACGAGATGCTCCAGATCCTCCACCAGGCCAAGGGCGGCTGGAAAGTCATGGTCATGGTCGGCGGCGCGGCCTCCGCCATCACAGTCTTCTTCTACAAGATCCTCAGTTATTTCTGGGTCATGCCTCGATGATGAAACTCGGACCTGAAGGCGAGAAGCTCATCAAGGATGGTGAGGGTCTCGTCCTCTACGCCTACGACGATGCCAATCCGTCGAAGCCGTTTCTCAAGGGCAAGCCGAAGGGCGAGCTGACGATCGGCTACGGCCACACGTCTGCTGCCGGTGCGCCCAAGGTCGTGCCGGGCATGAAGATCACCAAGGCCGAGGCCGAGAAGATCTTCAAAACCGACATCAAGAAATATGTGGATGACGTCAACCGGCTCGTTACTCGCGAAGTAACTCAGAACCAGTTCGATGCGCTGGTGTCGTTCCACTATAACACTGGCGCACTGGGCAAATCGACGCTGCTCAAGCGCGTGAACGCCGGACAGTTCGACCAGGTGCCCGCCGAGTTCATGAAGTGGGTCAACGACAATGGTCGGATGGTGCCGGGCCTTGTTAATCGCCGTCGCGCTGAAGTGGCTGTATGGCGGGGGATCGAGGACGGTAGCATCGCTCCTGCTAAGCAGGCGGTTGAACCTCCCAAACCCGAGAAGCCGATCACGAAGTCCAAGATCGCCACTGCCTCGGCAGGGATAGGCATCGCGGGCGGGCTCGAGGTCGCCAACCAGTTCACCTCTGCCGTCTCAACAGCGTCGGCCACGCATGACAGTGTCGGGATTTTGACAGTGTTGCTGCGCTCGCCGACGTTCTGGATCGCGCTCGTCATTCTCGCCCTTGCCGGTGCCATCTGGTACTGGCGCAGTCAGATGCTTCAGGAAACGGGGGCGTAACCTTGCCGATACTAGCGTGGTTGCTCTCGCCAATCGGAAGATACGTTGCTATATTCCTCGTCGCCGCAAGCGTGCTTGGCGGTCTCTATTTGAAGATCAGGTCGTCTGCTCGCGATGCGGTTCAGAGCGAGATCATGACCGAGAGCCTTGGAAGGATCACGGATGCGATACGCGCTGGTGATGCTGTCAGCACTGATCCTGGGAGCTTGCTCAAGGACGACGGGCACTGCCGTGACTGTCGATAGCGTTTGCACGGTCTGGCCGGTGACGGCCTGGTCGATCAAGGACACGCCCGAGACGATCAAGGGCAACAAGTTCAACAACGCCCGGCGTTCGGGCTTCTGCGGAGAGTGACGATGGCGAAGATGTCGAAGCGCACGGCGATCATGGACAAGGGCATGGATAAGAAGGCCCCGGCCAAAGGCGGCAAGATGCCGATGGCTGAGAAGGGCGGCAAGAAGATGCCTGCCTTCCTCATGAAGATGAAGAAGGGTAAGTAATGCCCAAGAAGCCGACCAAGTCGCGCGTCAACGAGGCCGGGAACTACACGAAGCCCGGCCTTCGCAAGTCCTTGTTCGAGAAGATCAAGGGCTCTGCGGTGCAGGGCACGAAGGCGGGCGAGTGGTCGGCTCGCAAGGCTCAGCTCCTGGCCAAGGAATACAAGGCCAAGGGTGGGGGGTACAAAGATTGAAAGCCCCCCAGAAGTCCTTGAAGGCGTGGACCGACCAGAAGTGGCGCACCAAATCGGGCAAGCCATCCTCTGAGACCGGCGAGCGCTACCTCCCCGAGAAGGCCATCAAGGCTCTCTCGCCTGCGGAGTACGCCCGCACATCTTCCGCAAAACGTGCGGGGATGAAGGCGGGCAAACAGTTTGTGCAGCAGCCGGAGAGCATCGCCAAGAAGGTGCGTCCCTACCGGCAGAAGGGGAAGTGACATGGCGAAGACCCCTGCCTGGACCCGCAAGGAAGGCAAGGACCCCAAGGGCGGTCTGAACGCCAAGGGTCGCGCTTCCTACAACAAAGCCAACCCCGGCAAGCCCGGCCTCAAGGCCCCGCAGCCGGAGGGCGGTCCTCGTCGTGACAGCTTCTGCGCCCGCATGAAGGGCATGAAGAAAAAGCTGACGAGCGCCAAGACCGCGAACGATCCCAACTCCCGCATCAACAAATCGTTGCGGGCCTGGAACTGCTGAAGGAGAGCCACATGGCAAAAGATATGAAGAAAGTCGAGAAGGCCGAAGACGTCACCCCCGAGGTGAAGATCATCCAGGCCGAAACGCAGCCGATCTTGCAGATGACGTCTCAGACGCTCGCTGAGCTCGAGGCCGGTAAGAAGGCGCTGGCGAAGCAGGCCGACAATCGATGACCATTGAAGAACTCATCAACCGCGTGTTCTCGGTTCGCGATGCCGCTCATATCGAGCACTGGCTGACGAAGTCGTATGCGCGTCACGAGGCGCTCGGTGAGTTCTACGAGGGCGTCATCGACCGTATCGACACGCTGGTCGAAGCCTACCAGGGCTTCTACGGCCCAATCGGTACGGTGGGTCTGTCGCAGATCCCGTTCCAGGACTTCGACGCGATGCTGGCTGATGAGGCCAAGGCGATCTCGGAAGCCCGCTCGCAGATCGCTCGCGGCAACGCGACGATCGAGAACCTCGTGGACGGCATTTGTGAGGTCTACTTCAAGACCTTCTACAAACTCGCCAATTTGAAGTGAAACGATCATGGTCGCTCTGAAGCTGGCTAATTTCGGTGGGATGATCCCGGCAATAGACGACCATCTATTGCCGGAAGCCTACGGTTCGCTGGCTCAGAACGCCTGGCTCTACTCAGGCTCGCTCGACGGGCTGCACGGGCTGAAGGAGGTCTATGCGGCGACCAGCTCGCTGACCCGCAAGGTCTACCGCATCCCCAAGCAGTACTACGACAAAGACCATATCTACGACAGCTACTGGCTCGAGTTCGCCGACCCGGACACGGATGTCATCCGCTCCCCGGCGGTCAACGACAGCTTCGAACGCTATTACTGGGCGTCACCCACACAGGGTGCGCCGCGCTACAACACGCTGCAGCGCATCATCAACTCGCAGCCTTCTTTGATCCTGGGCATCCCGGCTCCGACCGTCGCACCGACGGTGACGGTGGCGGGGGGCGCAGCGCCGACCTACGACCGCGCCTACGTCTACACCTATGAGAGCGCGTATGGCGAAGAGGGTCCGCCCAGCCCACCGACGGTGGTCAACGGCAACATCAGCGGGACGTGGAACATCACGGTCACCGCGCCAAGCGTGCCGATCACGACCGACCGCAACATCACCAAGATCAACATCTACCGCACGATCACGTCCGCGTTCGGCACCGCGACCTATTTCTACGTCACGACCCTGACGATCCCGACCGTGACCTACGCGGACACCCAGCCCGACACCACGGTCGCGGGCAACAATCTGTTGCCGAGTGTCGACTGGAACCCGCCGCCGTCCGACCTCAAGGGCATGATCGCGATGCCCAACGGCATTGTCGCCGGGTTCAGAGAGGACGAGGTCTGGTTCTCCGAGCCGTACCGTCCGCACGCCTGGCCCGCCTCGTACACACTCAGCGTCAACTTCCCCATCGTCGGCCTCGGGGTCGCGGGCACGTCGCTGATCGTGCTGACGACCGGCTACCCGACTGCGATCACCGGCATCAACCCAGCCTCGATGAGCCAGGCGCGCATCGCGACGTTCCTGCCTTGCCTATCCAAAGGTTCAATCGTCTCAGGCGCGGAGGGCGTTTTCTACGCCTCGCCGAACGGTCTGGCGCTCGCCGCCAACGGGACGGTTCAGGTCATCACGCAGACGACGATCACCAAGGACAAGTGGCTCACGCTGCTGAAGGTCCCCACGCTGCGCGCAGCTCGTCTGGGAGATGCCTATTACTGCTGGGGCTCGCCCCAGGAAGGCGTGTTCGAGCCGACCGCGTTCGACAACGACGCCTTCATGATGACGAACGTCGAGGGTGGCCGCTACGGCGCGATCATCGACTTCAAGAACCAACGCATCCCCTATGTGAAGCTCTACGACGAGAACCCCGTCGTGAACACATGGGAAGACCCGTGGACCGGCGAGCTCATGCTCTTCCGGGACCAGAAGGTCTATTGGTTTGACGTGTCTGCGGAGACGCTGCGCGAGCCCTACACCTGGCGCTCGAAGGTCTTCCAGATGCCGAACATGCGCAACATGGAAGCCATGCGCATCTGGTTCAACGTGCCCGTGGGCGCTCCCGCGCTCAACCCCGTGCCGGATGTGAACCTCAACCAGCAACTCAAGGCCGACCAGTGGGGCCTGGTGCGCGTCTATGCGGACGGTCGCCATGTCTTCACCCGCGAGATCCGCGTGTCCGGCGAGATGATCCGCCTGCCGTCCGGCTTCAAGGCGACGAACTGGCAGATCGAGGTCGAGGCCCGCATCCAGATCTACACGATCGAAGCGGCGACGGCAGCGAAGGAACTCGCCAGTGTCTGAGCCGAGCTATCCCGGCATCCCTGAGCCGACCCTGTCGCTCGAGGGCCTCATCAACACCGTGGTCCAACTGAAGATCGCGGTGGAGATGCTCAGCGGTCAGCGCCTTGGCGCATCCTATGGCGCCCCCCGCATCTTCGTGCAGAAGACGATGCCGACGACCAACGACATCGGCGATTTGTGGATCAACACGGCGCTCAACAACAAGCTGCACTTCTGGGACGGCAGAAACTGGACGCAGACAACTTAGTGATCGAGTTCAACAACCCCGCTCACCTCGAGACCATTGCGAACGCGGCCAACGTCCTTCCCAACGCCGCCTACGACGCCTGCATTGCCCACTACAAAAATGGCAGGTTACTCGGCGGAGTAATCTACCAGAACTATACCGGTGCCAGCATAACCATGCACACAGCCGGTTTCGATCCCCATTGGATCAATCGGGATATGCTTTGGGTGTGCTTTCATTACCCGTTCGTGCAACTGAATTGTAACAAACTATTTGGGCAAGTCCCTGCGTGGAACCTCAAAGCACTTGAGTTTGACCTCCATATAGGGTTTAAAGAAGAGTGTATTATTCGCGACGTCTATCCGCAGGGTGACATGATCCTTCTCTCCATGCGCAAAGAAGACTGTCGCTGGCTGAAACTCCGGCCTCGCACTATCGCAGCGCCGCAGGAGGACGAGTAATGGGTGGAAAATCTAAAGCTCCTCCCCCGCCAGATTATACGCCGATAGCTGCTGCCAGCGCCGAAAGCGCCCGCTTCTCTGCCGACGTCGCCCGCGAGCAGCTCGCCTGGGCGCGTGAGCAGTACTACTCGGACAAGGCGATCACCGATCTCGTCGTCGCGACAGCGCTCGACCAGCAGGCAACGAATGATGCTGCCGCTGCGAAGGATCGTGCGCGTTACGAGCAGAAGTACCAGCCGCTCGAAGACGAGCTGATCTCCGACGCCAAGAGCTACGCGACCAAAGAGCGTCAGGATCTCGAAGCCGGTAAAGCGACTGCCGCCGTTGGCGAGCAGTTCAATCAGGCGCGTCAGGCTGCTCTGCAGAACCTCGAGAGCTACGGCGTCGACCCGACCTCGACCCGCTACGCCGCTCTCGATCTCGGCACTCGCGTTCAGCAGGCTGCGGCTCAGGCTGCTGCTGGCAACAATGCCCGCACGCAGACGGAAGCCATGGGTCGCGCCATGCGCTCGGAGGCCATCAACGTCGGTCGTGGCTATCCCGGCCAGATCGCTGGCACCTACGGCACCTCGCTTCAGGCGGGCAACCAGGCTGCGAACACCACGCTCGCCCAGACGGCGTCGGGTGCCAACACCATGGGTACCGGGATGCAGTGGCAGGGCATGGGCAACCAGGCTCTCGGCATCTGGGGCAACACGCTCAACATGGGCTACCAGAACCAGATGGCGCAGTACAACGCCAACCAGCAGAGCTCGTCGGGCCTCGGCTCGGCGCTCGGCATGGGTCTGGGCCTGCTCACCACGCCGCTCAAGGGCACCATGCTCGGGATGCTGGCGGACGGCGGCACGGTGCCGGGTGAGGGCGGTCAGGTTCCGCCTGAAGCCTCGCCCACTCGTGGCCAGGCTATCGACGATGTTCCGGCGCGTCTGACGCCCGGCGAGTTCGTCATCCCCAAGGACGTCGTGTCCTGGGTGGGTGAGCGGACCATGCACCAGATGATCGAGAAGGCGAAGAAGGAGCAGTCGGAGCTGCCGCAGCGTTCGGGCGCGATCCCGGACGTCGTGCCGATGACGGCTCCTGAGCGTCCGACTTTCGCCTCTCGTGGAGGAGCTATCTGATGTCCTTCGCTCAGGAAATGCGCGACTTCGCGGCTGGCTACAAAGCTGTTGCGGATACAGGCAGGCGCTCTGCTTACAACCGTCAGGCGGCTGACGAAGCCAAGAACGACCCCTTCGCCGGTTACGGTGGTGAAGAGGAGGGCGGCAACTTCATGGATCGCCTGAAAGGTTTCTTCGGCGGCGACAAGTCCGACGAGACCGCGATCACTGAGCCCGAAGATCCCCGCGAAGCCACTTTCGGCAGGTTCAACGCCGCCTATGAGCGCGCCTATCGGAAGGGCGACCTCGCCGCTTCGGAGAAGATCCTCGGCAACATCAAGCGCTGGGACAGCCTGCCGTCACCGTCTGGCAAAGTTAAGATGGCGGTCGGTGGCGCGGTCCCCGAGTTCGATGATGAGGGCCTTGAGGTTACTCCAGCGAGTTACCAGGCCATCGAAGAAGAGGTCGCACCAGAGCGCCCGGCCCCTACTCAGGCCGTGGCGACTGATCCATTGCCCGACGCGCAGCCCGAAGGCGATGCGCCCGATAGGGACGTCGTTGCCCGCGATATGTCGGATCTGGCAATGCCGGGTTATGCGGCGGCATACCGCTATGCCGCGAAGGAACTCGAGCCCGCCGCAGGCATCCAGGACGATAACGAAATTCGCGCCCGCCGTGACGCCTACAACCGTGGCGACAACGCGGCATCGCACGACGAAGTCAAAGCGATCGATGCGATCATTGACCCGGACGGCAAGCTCCCGGCGAACGCGAAGTCGGCGGCTCGTATCGCGGCCATCTGGGAATACTATTCGAAGCGCGGTGAGGAAGATAAGGCGGCTGAACTCATCAACCGTCTGTCGGCCTATGACCGTCGCAACTCACAGACGCGCGGTGTGCTGGCTCAAGAGGCCATGAAGAACGGCGACGTCGAGGGTGCCGTCAAGCTCATCAAGGACGCCTACGACCAGGATCTTCCCGGCGCAGATCTGATCCAGCCCGCCGTTCTCCAGAACGGCAACATCAAGGCTGACGTCATTCGTGACGGTCAGGTCGTCGAGAGTGTTGAAGCCACGCCAGACGAGTTCTCCGGCCTTATCCAGACGGTGGCATCAGGCCAGGCCCACTCCAAGCAGGCGCTCGGCCTCATCTCCCAGTGGGAAGCGAACCGGAAAGCCGCGAACCCGGCAAAGGGTAAAGGCGGCGGCTCGCGTGCTGCGACCGGTGGCGGTGACAGCGAGGCACTGAGCACCGCACTCCAGGGTGTCAAGCAGGCGGCTGACGCCGTGCGCGCCTTGCCGGATAACGCAACCGAAGAACAGCGTGCCGACGCCATGAAGGCGCTCGATGCAGCGGAGACCAAAGCCCGTGGCATCAAGCTGCCCGGCAAGAACCCCGTCTGGACCGAAGCCAATCGCGACAAGCTCATCAGCGGTGCCAAGGGTGCGATGCCCGGCCAGCGTTCAGCTCCTTCATCGGGCGGCACCGCCGAAGAGCGCAAGGCCGCAGTCGATGATGCCGAACTCGGCCTCCTCAACAACATGGTCAAAGAGAGCAGCCGCTACGGCGCCATGCTCGGTGACCCCAACAAGGTGATGAGCGAAGCTGCGCGTGAAGAGATCACCCGCCGCAAGAACATCATCGATCAGCGAATTGCCGCTGCCGACGCTCGCAAAGCCGACATCAATTTCGGGCGCACCAAGGGTCGCAAGGAGTTCGATACGGATTACGAGACGCGCATCGAGCCGTTTCGCAAATCCCTCGATAGCTTCTTGAACGAAGGATACCTCGAAGAGGAAAGCGGCAAGCGCGATCCTCGCTACAAGATCGAGATGAAGCCTCGCGAGAAAGAGAACTTCCTCGATCTCGTCGATCGCATCGCAGCAAAGAACGACCGCAACCCGGACACCATCGTGCGGGCGCTTCTTGGCATGGCCAAGCAGGTCAATGGCCCTAAACCTTCGGTCGATCCGCGCGGGATTGTTTCTTACCAGGGCGTGCGCCTCAACATCGACGGCAACGACCTTCTCGAGCTGGCGCGTCTGCGTGGCCAGGCGGTGAAGTCTTCGCGTGAAGCCATCAGCACCGACTTCCAGAAGAAGGCGGATGCCGAGACTGCGCGACAGGGAGAGGTGCTCAAGGCGACAAGCGGCCTCGAGCCGATCCCGCCGAGCATGGCTCCTCAAGCCCGCAGTATGCTCGACCGCCTCGATGAAGAGATCGCCAACCTCGAGAAGGGCCTGGCAAATGTTCCCGAACGTCGGCGTCCCGACTGGGAGAGCATGATCGCCGACAGAAAGAAAAAGCGTGAAGTCTTGCGTGCCCGCATGTCGGCTCCGCAAGCCATTCCTGCCCAGTGAGGTAAGAGATGGCGGACACCCCCGTCTTCCAGTCGATCTCCAACGAAGAACTCAAGCGTGCGTTGGAGAACGGGTTTGATATTGGCGGTACCCTGGTCGATGACCCGGTTACTCGCGAAGGTTACAGCGAGCTCACGCCCGAAGACTATGAGACGAGCTGGAGCGATTATGGTCGCACGCTTGCCGCCAATACTATCGGTATTGGTTCAAGCCTCGCCAGGCTGTCCCAGTATGCGACTGACGGAGCCATAGGCGGCGACACGGCTCAATACCTCGAAGGGCTTTCCGAAGACCAGGTGCGGGCCATGTCGCCCGTTGCTCGTCGTGCGCTTGGCGCTGCGTTCCTTCCTTCAGACGGGGAAGAGAGCGTCCTCGACGCGGGCATTGGCCGTTCGCTGGCGCTGAAGACGACGGCTGCGGTTCCGTCGCTTGTGGCTTCGATCATCCCCGCTGGTATTGCCACGACGCTTCTGCGTGGTGCGAGCGTCGGCGTCCGCGCCGGGGTCGGTGCTGGTGCGGCACGCGGCACGGCTGGCACGCTGGCTGCTGGTGAGGTGGTCGGTCAGATCTATAAGAAGATCGACGAGTTCTCCGACGAAGAGCTGGCCAAGCAGAGCGACGTCTTTGCAGGCTACCTGACCATGATGAGCCCCGATGAGGCTCGCGCTAAATACATGCGCGATGTGGCGGGTGTCGCTCCCATCGTTGCCGGTGCGATCTCTGCGGCGTTGGGCGGCGTCGAAGGTAAGATCGGTCGTCGTCTCGGTGGAGAAGCCGCAGAGGGCTTCCTCAAAGGCGTCGGCAAGGGGTCAATCGCCGAAGCGCTGCAGGAAGGCGCTGAGACCGGGGTTGGCGAACTTCTCTCGCAGAGCGCTCTATCCACCGCTGGCCTCGATGACATGAGCTGGACCAAGATCCTGTCTCAGACCATCGAAGGTATGACTGTCGGCGGCATCCTTGGCGGCGGTGCCGGTGGCATCTCCAATATCGGCGGTCGCACTCGCACCGCAACCGAAGGGAAGATCCCGGAAACTGACGCGGGTCCGCTCGATCCGACCACGAAGTTTGCGCTCGACCAGGAGACGCAAACGCAACAAACGCAACAGACGCAACCGCCTGCTCCTCTCACTGGTATGGGTGGCGTTAAGTTCTCTGACGCTCCTCCACCAATGACCCCAGACGGTCAGGTCGTCGAGCCTTTGTTACAGGAGAAGGCACCCCTTCGACCTGGTATGCCGACTACGGAAGAACTCGTCGTCCGGCAGTTCAATGAGAACCTCACGAGCGGAATTAACGAACAAGGCACAGCTCCTGCACAAAAAAAGGCTGGTTACTGGTCTGGCGAGCTCGAGAAGCTCCTTAGCAATGCCGGTGTCCAACTTAATGAGCAGGATCGTTCCTCACTCAACCAGCGCGTGGTTGATGTCCTCAACCGCACGAAAGACACCGCACAGCGTTGGGCTGGTCTGCGTCAGATCGTCGACGAGCTGAAGGCTCAGAAGGCTTCAGCTCCCGCCGCAGCGCCGCAGCAGACGCCCGACCAGGCAGCGATGCAGGCGGGGATCGAAACGCTCGATGGGTCGAATTCGGTGCCCGAGCGTCCGGCCACGCTGCAGGTGCAGGTCAAGATGCTCACGAACGGTGAGCGCCAGGCCGTGTACATCCCGTTCACGGTGCCGGAGGCCGAGCGCCCGAAGAAGCCCAAGGGCATCGAGAAGGTCTTCGTCAAGAACGGCATCGTCTATTACAACCCGGCACGCTTGAAGCCCGCCTACATCCGTAAGGCGGACGCCGCCGATCGTCTGAACGACATCCTGCCGATGGGTGCCACGCCGCAGTTCGAAGCGGTGAAGGCCGTCAAGGAACGCGGCGCTGAGCCTCGCGTCGTGCAGGCCATCAAGGATGGCATCTCTGTCCTCGACGTCGCCTCGTCGACCGAAACAGTTGTACAGGATGCTGCACAGGTTGCGGCCCAGGCTCCCGCCGATGCCGAGATCGTCGTTCGCGATGACCCGGAAGGCGTGATCCAGGAGCGCATCGAAGGTCGCCAGCAGGATCTTGCCGAGATCGTCGTCACGCCCGAGCTGCGTGCGAAGTGGGAAGAGCTTGGCACCCGCACTCTCCCGGACGGTCGCCGTGTCCTGCCCAATCTGAGCGACGAAGGTATCATCGCTGCGGAGAGGCAGCAGCTCGCGGACCAGGAACGTCAGGCCCAGGTCGAGCGTCAGCGTCAGGAACGCGAAGAGCGTAAGGCCAAGGCGGCAGAGGCTGCGGCCAAAGCCGAGGAGAAGGCCAAGCCGGTCCTCGAGGTCAAGGACGCCAAGGAGAGCAAGAAGAGCAAGGCCAAGGTCGCCAAGAAGAAGGACGACCTCACAAAGGCCAAGGAGATCTTCGAGGCGAACAAGCCGACCGCAGCAGAAGACAAGGCCGGGCTCGCTGCCAAGCGGGCCATGGTCATCGCGCGCGTCCGCAAGATGTTGGACGAGGCGAAGAAGGCGAAGATCCAGATCCCCGGCCAGTGGCAAGCTGGCGTGCCGGAGCATCTCGGCTTCTTCCTGCTCATGAAGAAATTCGCGCAGCGTGCCGACAAGGGCAAGATCGACGACGCAGCCGTTCAGCTCTTCCTGGCCGACGAGTTCTTCGCTCGCATCGGCGAGTGGGAGAGCATCAAGAGCACGCGCCGTGTGGAAGGCGATGCCCAGTCCAAGGGCAAGGACTTTCAGGAAGCCACTGGCTACGACGCCGACACGAAAGAGCGTTCCGAGATCAACATCGACCGCATCGCCGAGACGACCGGCGAGACGGAAGACGAGCGCGTCGGTCGCGTCTCGCTCGACAACGAAGAAGAGAACCTCAACCCGACTGAGGCGTTTGAGGGCTTTGTCGATGAGGAAGCGGTTACTGAGGAAGTAACACCCGCTGCTCCGGTCGAAGAGAAGATCGAGGACAAGCTCGCCGCACGTCGTGCCGAGGGTACGTTCACGAAGACCGAGGAAGCCCCGGCCAAGAAGGTCGTTGTCGAGAAGAGGCGTAAGATTGATCTCAGCAAGATCAAGCTCGGCAGGAAGCTCGCGCCTACGAAGGCCGAAGACCTTCCGCAGGCGGACCCGCCGGAAGCCCCTGTCAAGCGCATCCGCACTGAGCGTGAGGCTTTTGAAGCGGGCTACGCCAGCGCCATTGACGCGATGCGGGCGAACCCCGACCTCAAGAAGAGCGTCGAGTATGCCGAGTGGCTGAAGTCGCTGACTGACGAGCAGTGGGCGAAGATCGAAAACGTATTTTCCCCCAATGAAAACCCGTTCCTCGCGACCGGCGATTTCGCGTCAGAGATCGGACGCGCCAGGCTCGAAGCTGTGCTCAACGAGAACACTGAGCAGCCTGCACCGAAACAGCCCGAGCCGTTCCAGTCTATGGTTCAGCGGGTCGACGTAAACGGCAGTACATACTTCAACCTTGGCAATCCGAAGAACGGGGGCTTCCAATTTTGGCTGGGTGCGCGCCAGTTTGTCCTGCGGTACAAGGGTAAAGAGTATTCGATCAACACTTGGGATCGACGGCAGGGCAGCTACGTCCTTGACCAGATCGACCAAACCCCATTGCCGGTAGAGATGCATCAGCTCGCTCGCGATTGGGTCAATGAAAAGATCCCAAGCAACGATGCGTTCGAGGCACGGCTGAAGGAAGCCGAGCGCGAGATGATCGACAATTATCTCGCGAAAAATCCAGAAGCTGCGATGGCTCAGAACACCGAGCAGCCCATCCGCGAAGCGCAGATGCCGGGCCAGCAGGAGTTCTCGAGCCTCGCCGAGGTCGTGAGCGCAAACCCGGATCAGCTTGAGACGATCCGCGAGCTCGCGCTCGAGGACGATCTTCTCGTGTCGCGTGATGGCCAGGAGATTGTGCCGAGCGCGGTGGGCACCGTGAACGACTTCTTCGCCCGCACGATCTCCGACGAGAAGATCACCAACCCGCTCATGCGCCAGCTCCTGCCGTTCATGCGGCGCGAACTGAAGCGCCTGATCGGCGACATGAAAGTGCTCGTGGTGAGCCCCGAGCAAATGCGCCAGCTCACCAACAAACCAAACACGGGCGGCTTCTACACCCGCTACGGCACGTCGGACGTGATCGTCATCCGCGAGGACGCTCTCGCTCGCCCCGAGGTCATGACCTACCTCATGACGCATGAGGGTCTGCACGGCGCTACCGCTCGCGGGCTCGACAGCAACCCCGAGTTCTTCAGCACGATCAAGTCGATCGCCGACGAGGTGCGGGCTCGTATGCCGGAAGTCGCCGGGATGTACGGCTTCACGGATCAGCACGAGTTCGTCGCTGAGCTCGCGAACCCTGAGTTCGTCGATGTACTCTCGAAAGTAACCGTCTCCCCTGAGCTCGCTCGCAAGCTGGGCCTCAAGGACTGGCAGGATCGCACGCTGTGGCAGACGGTGGTCGACGCCGTTCGCAAACTCCTCAAGCTCCCCGCTGACAGGTTCACAGCGTTGGATGCTTTGATGCGCACGACGGCTCAGGCCATGGAGGCGCAGACGACGCTGCCGGAGAGCTTCCGCACTCTGCCGCGTGGCTCGTTCCCGAACTTCGCTTCGATGGATGTGGCTCGTCAGGCGGCGCAGGCGATCAAGGACACGGCTCCGGGATCGATCGGCAAGCGCCGTGCGCTGCTCGCCAGCTCGACGCTCGACCAGATCCGCCAGTGGTATCGCGGCATGTTCGTGAACCAGAAGGGCGAGGACGTCCTCGAGAAGCTCGTCTCCAACATCCAGCGCATCCGTCCGTTCGCGGACGACAAGCGCGAGCGCGGTGAGCAACTCGCCCAGCGCTTCATGGACTTCGCCAGCAAGAACCGTGCGGCGGCAAACGAGTTCGCGGACATCGCCAACTCGGTGACGCTGCTCAACGCCAACCTCTTCGGCGAGAACAAACACTGGGGCGAGAACCGTCGCGATAGCTGGCAGGCACGCGCCATGCTGCCGGACCTGCAGCGCCGGTTCGCCGCTCTCGAGAAGGCCAACCCCGAAGCGCGCAAGCTCTACGAGGACATGGTCGCCTATTACCGCGACACGCAGAACGAGATCACGCGCCAGCTCGTCGACAACATCCTCGCCGAGCACGATGCGGACCTGTCCGATGCCGATCGTCAGAGCCTTACTACGAAAGTAATGCAGGGCTCGCTCGACGAGGCGGCAGAGAAGCTCGTCAACAACTCGACGATCTTCAACGCGCTCAAGGATGCTCGCCAGCTCCGCCTGATCGAGGGGGACTATTTCCCGCTCATGCGTCACGGCGAGTACGTGGTGCAGACGAAGGACAGCGTCGGCGACACGATGGGCGGCAAGGAAGTCGAGCCCGGCGTCGTCGAGTTCACCGGCAGCAAGAAGTCCGACGTGCTCAAGATGGCCGAAGCCTTCGCGAAGCGCACGACCAAGGGTCAGGGCTTCACACAGGAAGACGGCGTGCCGCTCGTCATGACGGGACCGACCGCGGTCGAGATGCCGTCCGACAGCAGCCAGTTCAAGTACCGCGTCAAGGTCCAGCTTGACGGGGTGCATATGTTCGACACCCAGGCGGAGGCTGAGAGCTTCATTCGCGATCAGAAGGGCAAGTTTGCCCAGATCAGCGAGGCTCCCCTCCTCAAGCGCGATGACGGCAATTTCGGCGAGGGGTTCTCGAACTCCTCCCTTGCCGCCATCGCCAAATCCATCAGTGCGCGAGACGGCATCCCCCAGGGTCAGAAGGAGATGATGCTCACGGCGCTGAAACAGGCGGCGGTGCGCCACATGGCTGGCAACCGCGTGCAGAAGCGTTCACTGCCTCGTCGCGGCTTCGTCGGCGCGTCTTCCGACCTCGCGCGCAACACGCTCGTCTATGCGGAAGCGTCGACCCGTTACTGGGGCAAGCTGCGCTACATGCCGCTGGTGCGTGAAGCGTTCACAGAGATGCAGAAGATCGTGGACGCCGCCAAATACTCGAAGAACGAGCAGATGCTGGAGCAGGTGCTGCAGCACATGCGCAAGCGCGTGGACGGTAACGTGATCGGCGAGCAGGAGACGTCGCCCTTCATCCGCGATGTGATGACGCTGTCCTACATCGACAAGCTGTTCTCGCCTGCCTACTCGTTCCTCCAGATCATGCAGCCGACGATGATGTCGCTGCCCTATCTCGGCGGTCGTTATGGCATCGGCGGGGCTGGCAATGCGCTGGCTCAAGCCTACCGCGCCGTCGGTGCCGCAGGCGCCATGGCCGGTGGCCTGACGAACACCAAGCAGGCGGTCCTGCAGTTCGCCAAGACGGCCATCGACAGCACGGACGTGCTGGGCTCGATGCTCAAGAACGTGGCGAAGCAGCCGGACGGCAAGTCCCTGACGGCGCTCCTCAACGAGCTCGCCGAGCGTGGTGCCATCGACAAGAACGCAGGCATGGAAATCGCCGAGGTCGTGACCAAGGGTCGTGGCAAGTGGGCGATGGGCCTGTCCAAGGTCGACCGTATCGCACGCCAACTCCCCGCATCGATCGAACAGGTCAACCGTGCGGTCACGGCGATCGCTGCCTATCGCCTGGCCATCGAGAACGGCGCAACGCCTGAGAAGGCGCAGTCGATGGCGTTCGATGCTGTGATGAACACGCAGGGCGATTACTCGGCGAGTAACGCTCCGGCGATCTTCAATCACCCGCTCTGGCGCATCTCGCTACAGTTCAAAAAGTACGCGCAGATGTACTACGCCATGTTCGGCGACATGCTCTACCGGGCGTTCAAGGACGCCTCGCCGGAAGAGCGGCGCGTTGCCCGCAAGCAGCTCGCCACCGTCATCGGCGTGCAGATCCTCGCTGCCGGTACGCTCGGCATCCCCGGCATGGAAGTCATCAAGATCGGCTTCATAGCCGCAGCGGCACTGGGCCTGGGCGGAGGCTACGACGACTTCGAGCGTGACGTTCGTGAGGCGGCGGCTGCGATGTTCGGCAAGACGGCAGGTGAGCTCATCACCAAGGGCGTCATCCCGCGTGCGCTGGGTATCGACCTGTCGACCCGTCTCGGCGCGGACAGCTTGCTGACCTTCGGCGAGCCGAAGAAGTACGACGAGAGCAATGTCGGCGCGTATCTACTCAACACCTTCATCGGTGCGCCTGGTTCGCTCGTCGCGGATCAGTTCAAGGCGGCTCGTGCGTTCGCGGACGGTGAGTTCGCCAAGGGCGCACAGCTCCTGCCCATGCCGAAGTTCCTCGCCGACACGGCCAAGGCAACGCAGAAGGCCATCGAAGGCTCGACGAGCTCGAAGTCTGGCCGTCAGACGGAAGAGCCCATCGGTCTCGGCACGGCTGCGATCAACGCCTTCGGCCTACGCACGGCGGAGCAGGCAGAGCGCAGCGCTGCGAAAGGTGCCGGTATCGCGGAGAGCGAGCGCCGTCGCGATGCCCAGGGCTCGATGTCCAAGCTCAAGAACCAGTTCGCCGAAGCCAAGAACGAAGGCGAGCGCGTGCGTATCCTGGCACGGCTGAAGGAACTCAACGCGAAGCTGCCGGAAGACCAGCGTCAGACGCCCGCACAGTTCAAGGCGTTCGCCCGCCGCTACCAGCAGGACAAGGCCAAGGGCCTCATCAAGGACGGCGCACGGTTCCGCAGCGAAGCCGACCGCGCCGCCAGCGACCGTGCCGGTTCTGTCTACAACGTCGGAAGGTAATCATGAGCAAACGCGATCCCATCTCCCACCGCACGCCGGAGCAGGTCCGCAAGCAGGTCCGTGGCTATAACGCCAAGCCCGAGAATGTGGAGAAGCGCGTGAAGAACAACCAGGCCCGAGCGATGCTCATGAAAGAGGGCCTGGTGAAGAAGGGCGACGGCAAGGACGTCGACCACAAGAAGCCGCTACGCAGCGGCGGGGGTAACTCGCGGAGTAACCTCCGTGTCGTCGCCAAGGGCCGGAACCGTGGCTGGCGGGATGGCGTCTAAGGCGTCCATCACCTCCTGAAGGCGGTCCTCGATCCGCTTCTCCTTCGCCAGGATCTCACGGATATAGGCAGCACCGGACTTGCCGTGCTTGCGCGCGGTGGCCTGCACCCAGTCGTAGAGTTCCTCCGACAGGATGATATTGTACGTTTTCGTGGGGAATGGGTGCCGGGGCCGGGCCATTAATCATCCTCGTCTTCATCGACTATCGACACGAGCATGTACTTGATACGTTCAAGTAACCACACAGCAGTCATGCCGTCTGCAAAAGACGTGTCGAAGTACTCCGACCCATCCTCGGTATAGCCGATAACAATCACCTTCTCGAGCTTGCCCTTGGCTTCTTCCAAAATGTCGTTTGGATTGAGGTCAAGAAGCGTATCGCCGGGAAACTTTACGATGTTGGACATGGTGGATCTCCTGTAACCCCAAACTATTCGCTCAGGGTTACAGGAGAAAGTAGGTACTACCTATCAACGCGCAGTTGTAACTTGATGAAAGCATCGCGCAGGGCAGCACTGCGGCTCCTGAACGGTCCCTCTTCATCGGTTGAGATAACGCGCCGCTTGACTACTCGGTGCCAATACCATCCGCCGAACCGGATAGGCTCACCGATTTCTTTCTCTGAGTTCCAGACCCTCGTTACCCGTCGGTCTGCAAAGTAGGCGATCACTCCTGCACGCCTGACCGCATCCAGGACATTATCAGAAAGCCGCATCAGTACTCCCCCATTGGTATAGAGACCGGGATGTAACCCTCAGAAAACGGGCTCGTAAAGTCCGTTTTCCTTGGCGTTATTTGGGCTGTGTTTCGATGGACTACGGCTTGGTTTTGCCATCCAATCGTTTAATGGTGTCATCGGCTCGGTCGAGCCATTTGACCTTGGGCAAACTCATCGGGACCAGCCTGCCGTTGAAGGTGGTCTCCATCTTGGTGACCCGCTCGGGCAGCTCCTCTACTACCCGAAGTAACCCAAGCCTCTCCTGGCGGAGGCGCAGCTTGCGGCTCCAGTCAGTAGTCATCGCCCCGCCTCGTCATCAGGTACTCGACCATGCTGTTCAGCTTCGAGACGTGAAACTCGAGCCTGACGACACGAAGGAAGAGAAAGAGGCTGAGTGCGGTGGTGACTGAAGTGATGAGGATCAGCTCAATCGTCATTGGCGATCCCCAGTGCTTCCTTGGAACGGACCACGGCCCGCACGAGTGAGTTCACGTTCTTGCCGTAGATGATGTCGTTGAGCGCGTCCTCGTAACGCTTCTTCGTCATCTCGAGCCACTTGATCCGGTCCCGCAGCTTGCGGGTGTCGGGGTCGAGTTCATCCACCCAGTCAAACAAATCTTCAGTCATTCTTTCCCTCCAATGTCCGCCCCACGGACCAGTTCTTAAAACCGCGCACCTTGCCGTTCGGCACGGCCCAGACTTCTGCGGTATCGTCCATAATCACGACCCACATCAGATCGTGTTCGACGCCGTAATCGATGACGGCGATCGCTTCCCCGCCTGCGTTTCGCTCGGGGATGAATAAAGGGATGCTAGGATTTAGTTGCGTCAGTGCCATAGAACCACTCGGCTAATTTGTCGTTCCACTCGTCCATGTCTGGGTGGAAGACGGGTACTTCAGAAGTAACCATGCGGGAGCGGAGCAACATCATGTAGCGTTCGTGCATCTCATCGAGAGCCTTGATGAGATCCTCGCGCGTCATGTCGTCGATCCGCTTGCCCCCATAGGCTGCAATCACGCTGCGTCCTCGACGGCTGCGATCTCGGCGAGCGGCGTGCCGACCACATGGATCTGCAGCAGGTACTCACTGCCGGTCGCGTACTCGGTGCCCGACCCCAGGCGACCGACCGTCTGGTGCATCCCGAACTCCTTCTCCAGCGCCTTGAGGAAGACGTGGTTGGAGTAGCCGTTCTTCGAGAGCCACTCGCGTAGTTGGTAGGAGCTGATGCGCAGGAGCCCGTCGGTCAGGCCGACCTGCACGTAGATGCCGTCGAGCTTGGACGGATCGCGCTTGACCTCGATCGATCCGGTGGGCGGCTTGCCCTTCGAGATGTGGATCTTGCTGGTGAAGAGCGTGTGCCTGGCGCGCATCGAGTTGAGGAACTGGGTGAGCACGTTCGACACGTTGATCTGCTTGCGCATGTCGACGGTCTGGCTCGCACGCTCCTTGCGCATCGAAGCCACCACCGCGACGAGGAACTCCTCGAGTTCCTCGATGTCGATCTCGGTGAAGCCCAGGCGGTTGGCGTAGATCGCACCTTGCAGGAGGCACACGACTGCAGCGTGCCAGAACCGCTCCTCTGCATCCGTCTTGAGACGGTCAGCGAGGCGGCTTGAGAGCATCGCCATGTCCGCGTCGATCTGCGGGTGGTTGCGCCCCAGGAACTCGGCGTACTCGAGCCCGATGCAGCCGTGGTTGTCGTTGAGCGCGGAGACCAGGAGGCTCGCCTTGGTCTTGTCGATCTGGCCCGTCGTGCCGGGAGGCAGCGTGTACTCGAGCACGCGCATCAGGCCCGCCGTGGTCATCTTCGTGGCGCGCGTGATGAAGTCGAGCAGGCTGTCGTTGGACGCGCACAGCATCATGGTCTCCCATGTGCCGACCTGCTTCTGCGATGCCTGTGCGGTGAGGCGCGACTTCTCCTTGCCGCTCGAGAGTTGGAACGCGAGGTTCACGAACTTGCGCGTGTCCTCCTCGGTCTTGAGCTCGTCCCAGAAGAGCGGCAGGTTCTTGATCTCGCCCAGCTTGTTGACGACGCTGTTCTGCGTGTCGTTGAGCTGCTGCACGCCTTTGACCGGGTCGCCCCATACGGCCTGGGCGACGGACACGGCGGTCGATTTCCCGATGCCGCTCTCCAGCGAGTAACTACTGATAAGTAACCCTCGCTGACCGGTGAACCGCACGAGCGGTGCGGCGAACGCGCTGGCCAGGATGATGTCGAGGCCCGGACGCTTCTGGTCCGTAATCATCTTGGCGGCAGTGATCCACGGAGCTCGCTCACCAGCCGGTGCGTACTGCTGCTCGATGAGCGGGTTGGGGTTGGCAGCGGGGCGGTCTTCGGTCGGTGTGAACACCGTGCCTCCGAACGAGAACCCCTCGAGCTTTCCGTTCTGAATGGTCCAGCCGAACGGGCTGGACGTGACGACCGAATTACGTCCCTGACGCAGCTTGTCGACCCATGACATGATGAACTCCTTGAACCTGCGCATGTACTGGTCCTGCAGGTTCATCCCTTGAGTGCTGATGTGCTTGAAGAAGGCTTCCTTCGTGGGCATGACCTCGAAGGGGATGTGGATCTGGGTCGTGATGTCGTCATTGATCGCGACCGTGAAATTCAAGATCCACGGGTTGCGCTGGAGCCAGCCGTCAGTGATGGGGTAGGGCGCCACCATCACACGCTCGGTGCTTCCATCCTCCTGCGGTACGAGCAGGTAAACGAAACTCTCCGCGTCCCTCACATAGTGAGGTGGGAGATCGTTTGATGGTTTTACGGGCTTGGCGACAGGCTTCAGGTTACTCCCGAAGTTAAGCGGGCTCTTCCCATCCATGCGATGCGGGCAGACGTTGCACGCCGTGCATCCCGATGCTGCGATGGTCTGACAGCTCGGCCAGCCAAGGTTCTTGCGCTCCTTGTCCTGCACCTTGCGGTCGAAGAGCTCGTCCGTGCTCTCCTGCGTGTAGCCATCGTGCCCGCTCGCCATGCGGTGAGCATCGTCACGTCCGCCCTCGGTGAAGGTGGAGATGAGCGTGGTCAGGTTCCACAGCGGGTTGGGATAGTCGGCCCCGCCATTGGCGAGCGCATCGCGGATGAACGCACACTCGGGCGCGACATCATCGAGCTTCACGGGCGGTGCCTTGTTCACCTCGATGCCAGCAGCCAGGTCAGACACACCGACCAATGGCGCGCGGGCTGGGAGCGTGGGCTCAGCGCGGTAGCCGCTCTCGTAGGGCATGAGTGCGCGCTTGATGCGGTCGAGCGAGTACTCCTCGCCAGGCGGCAGCAAGAACGACACGTCCTTCGCCGGGTCACTCTTGAAGTTACGAGTGTCGGGGAAGCGCAGCAGACGTGCGGCGTCCACGGTGCATTGGCTGTCGAAGTGCAGCCCGTGCTGACGCGCAGCGGCGACGAGCTTGTGCGAGAGCTCGAGCCACTCGGCACGATCGATCTCCTCGGAGATGACCCAGTGCGCGTGGAACCCGCCAGACCCTGACGCCACCACGAAGGTGGGAGGCGGCAGATCGACGGCGCGACGGAACTGGCCGAAGGCAACGACGGCTTCCTTGGTGGAGGAGTAGCTGCCGTCCTTCACGTCGACGTCGATGAAGAATGATTTGAGCGAGATGGCGCTGTCGCCATCCCGCAAAGCGGCGCGGTATTTCTGTCCCTTCTTGGACGTGCGTTCCTCGCAGCGAGCCTGACGCGACATGCAGACATAAAAGTCCCGCGTGTCGGGTTGGCGGCTCATCCACTCGATGAACTTGACGGCTTCGTGGACAGACAAAAAAGCGCGACCCGACCAGAACGGCTTTTGCGAGCCGTCGCGGTTAAAGGTCCAATGAATGTTGATGAAGCCCTGACCGTCTTCCGGCCAGGGGAGAGCTCTTGCCAAGAACTCTCGTGCGTTTTCAAACGACAAAGTGCCGTGCTCCAAATGGGTGGGGAGGGCGGGGTAATCCCCCCGCCCCCGGTACTCAGATCAATTCGTCCAGTGCTGCATCGAGCTCGTCGTCGAAAGAGTGAGGAACCGCCGCCTGGACGGGAGCGGGCTCGGGCTTCGGAGCAGGCTTGGCAGCGGCCTTCTTCGGAGCCGTCTTCGGAGCAGGAGCTTCAGTTACTTCGCCAGTAACCGGGTCGTGCGGTGCGGGAGCCGGTGCGGCCTTGGGAGCCGGGGGCTGCTCGAACACCTGCTCAAACGCCTGAGCCGGAGCTTCGGCAGGAGCGTTCGCATAGTCCGAGCTCTCGTTGAGGATGCGGGAAACGCGCGGGTCGGTCTGATAACCCAGCACCTTCTGTGCTTCCTCGTCGGTCAGCGGACGGATCGCGCTGAACACGAACTTCGGATACGCCTCCTTGGTGTCGAAGGAGATGCGCACGCCGATCGAGTTGTAGGGGTAGCCGAGCGCCTGCATCTTGGTGCCGAACGTGGCGAGATCGCCGAGCGAAGCAGCCGGGACGCGCAGCAGCATCGGACCGCCGTACACCTCGTTGTCGAGATCCTCGAGCGGCACGATGGCCAGGCGCTTGCTGTCCGAGCACGCCTTGCCCTGTTTACCAGCGGGGGTGATGCGCGAACCAAAAGCGTTCTGCTTGCAGGTGGCGCACGCCGAGTGCTGCTTCTTGGTGGCCGCAGCATCGGGTGTCACGCCGTTGGACGACCAGCAGTCGGGCTGAGCCGTCGAGCCTTCGACGTAGCCGTTCTCGTAGTAGATCTTCGACAGGTGGCTCGTGCCCTTGAGGATCACGACCTCGATGGATGCACGCGGGCCGTCGCCGTCCTCACGCATGAGATCGCGCTCTTCGCCGCGATACTTGGTGCGCCAGACCTTGCCCCGGTAGCTGATGATGCCGAAGCCGGAGACGACGCCCGCAGCGAGATCGTTCTCGATGTTGGCCTGCCGGAAGACAGACGAGACTGCGCCGAATTTGGATGGGATGGTGATGTTGCTCATGGTTACTCCTGGGAATTACGAGCGGCGGACACCGACCACGAAGGTCGAGGAAAAATTCACGCCCGGCGGGGGCGCGTTATATTCGTTGATGAAGTCAGCAACGGCGGCGACGTTGGCCTTGCGGTCCATGAGGTCCCACGCTTCGTTGCTGATGACGTACTCCATGAAAGCCTGCGGATCGGCAAGAGACGCAGCCTTCTTCTCGGTACGATAGGCAGTACCGGCAGCGGTGCGGATGCTTTCGCCTCCAACCTGGGTGAGGTGGGCCAGTATTACGGCGTTAAGTTTCTCGAGTGTCTCCTTGTAGGGTTTGAGCTCATCTTTATGGCGGGCTTCGATTTCTTTGATCTTGTCCCGCAGCTTGATGTACTGATCGACGCGCAGGTCGATCTTAGGCTGTTCAGTCATGGTGGTTACTCCTGAGAGTAGGCAGGGGCTTACGCCCCCACCCTGTGATGGTTCGAGTGTCCGTTGGTGTAAGGCCGGGGCGGCTCGTTGGGCGTGCGGAGCTCAGTGACCAGCTCCGTGACCATTGCCTCGAGCTTGGAGACCCGCTCGACGAGCTTGGGGTACGGCACGAAGTGATCGCCGCGAGCCGTCGACAATTTGCCGAACATCTCGAGACGGGTCTTGGTCACCATCGACGGTCTGATGTTGAACTGCTTGGCAACCCGCAGGTCGCTCCAGTCTTCTGCGTATTCGACGAAGTCGCCTTCCTTCTTGATGATCGTCCTCAAGAACTCATAGAGCTTGATTTGATCGGCGAGTGTCAGGCGGCTTCCATGGATAGGTTTTTTAGACATGATGGTCCTCACGAGTTTTCAGCGAACATATCGAGCAGGGTGTTCTGCACTTTTTGTTTCGCACGGAGCCGGGAATACATCCGGCGTTCTGCATCCGTCGATTGAAACATCAAGACGAGTTGCTTGTGTTTCTGCCCCACGCGACGAATGCGGGCATTAGCCTGCTCGAAGATTTCGAGCGAGGTGGTGGGAGCAAACCAAATGATGGTGTCGGCTGCGGTCAGCGTGACGCCGTGCGCCATGCACTGCGGGTGCGCTACCAGAACGCGCAGCTTGTTGGTGTTCTGGAAGACGTTGAAGAGTTGGTCGCGGTCGCTTCTCGGCGTCTCACCCGACACGGTCGCGCAGTCGACGCCTTCCTTGTCGAGCCGCTCCTTGATGCCGTTGAGCGCGTGCACGAACGGCACGAACACGATCACCTTGCGCTCGGTACTCTCGATAGTATCGACCAGCGCCTGGAGGCGGCTGTCGTTGTCGAGCGGGACGACGTCCTTCTCGCGGGCATAGACCCAGCCAGCGCTGATCTGCAGCAGCTTGTTGAGGACAGCGCCCGCGTTCATCGCTGTGATCTCCTTGGCGGCGATCGCGGCGTAGGCGTTGTCCTTCATGTGCTTGTAGATGCGCTCCTGGTTCGGACCCATCTCGATGTCGACCGTGCGCTCGACGAGCTCGGGCAGCTCGAGGATGTCGTCGAGCGTGTAGCGAACTGCGGGCTGCAGGGCAGCGAACGCCTTCTCGACAGCGTCAGGCTTGGGTGCCCATTTGAACTGCGTGATGCGGTGCATCACATCCTCGCGGAAGCGCGAGAAGAACTTCGGCACCGTGTTGGGTGTGACGATGGTGGCTTGCGCCCATGCGTCGGTGGGTTCGTTCGGCGTGGGCGAGCCGGTCATGCCCCACACCCACGGAACGCGGCGGGCTACTTCGCGAGTAACTTTGGTGCGGGCCGATCCGCCGTTGCGATAGACGGCGAGCTCGTCCAGGCACAGCACGTCGATGTCGCTGCGCTTCTTGAGCTCATCGGCGATGACCTTCAGGCCGTCGTGATTGACGACGTAGATGTCGTGGTCCTCGGCCAGGCGCTCGAGCCGCTTGGCGCGTGAGCCGTGTAAAGTCACACACGACAGGTGCGGCAGCGTGTTGAACACCTCGCGCGCCCAGGTGAAGTTGAGCGTGGAGAGCGGGGCGACGACGAGCATCTTGTTGGCGAGGCCGACCGACCGCAGGTAGTCGAACGCCCACAGCGCGCTCTTGGTCTTGCCGGTGCCCATGCCGTTGAGGACGTAGGCGCGAGGGTTGGTCGTGAGCATCGCGCAGGTCTTGCGCTGCACGTCGAACGGCTTGCCGCCAGCCCAGTCGTAGTGCGTGAGGATCGGCGCCGGGACGTCGTAACCCAAGTTGCGCAGCACGCGCGTCTCTTCCAGCCCGTGCGGCAGCACGATGTGCGGGTTACCGTTGAGAGTAACGCGCTTGGCGGAGGGGAAGAGGTTGGCGATGTCGGGGCGATAGGGCACCCCGACAGCGCGGTGTTTTACTGAGACGTGGATCATTCCTGTTCTCCGGCTCGCTCGTTCATGAACGCGACGAGGTCGGTGACGCGGTAACGGATGAAAGCTCCGTTGCCGTAGAACTTCGGCCCGCGCTTCTGAGACCGCCAGTTGGCGAGCACTGGCGCAGTCGTGTCCAGAAAAGCTGCTGCGTGTTCTGAACTGATGAAAGCGTCGGGAGGCAGGATTTGGATTTCACTCAATAGGTTTGCGCGGTTCGTGGGTGTCATTGGTGGTCGAGCCATTCCTTCAGTTGCGTTGTGTCTCCGTCGATCACGAAGACGGCACCGCCAGCGCGGGTGATCGCTGCGATGGTTTGTTGTTGTCGGTCAGTCGGGTGCTTGCCGGGGGCTTTGGTTTCGACGCTGAAGAAGCGCCCCTTGTAACATCCGATGTAATCGAGACCGCTTTTCCCGTACCCACCAGGCACGGGCATTTCGTAATACAGACCAGGGTACTTCTTGAGTAACTCGGTCACTTTTCTTTTTACTTTGCCTTCCGGCGTCGACATCACTCACCGTTGTGGGGACACTGTGTAACAGGGCACCAACGGCGGCAGAGGTTTCCAGGCTTGGGTGGGTAGTTCACTGCGACAGCGGCTGCTTCGAGCTGCTGCACGCGGGGGAGAAGTCCGTTCCAGATCTTCGGCATGTCCTCGCGGGTGAAGTCAGCGCGGGTGGTCGCGTCTTCCTTCAGCCAGACAAACTCGGTGCGGATCTTCTGCACGTCAGGATGATGAGCGAACACGCACTGCGCCATGAGCGCGAGCTGCGAGCCATCCTCCTGGATCTTGCCCGTCTTCCAATCGAGAACGACTGCGACGGGGCCAACGATCTTGATGACGTCAGCGATACCGCGATACCAAGCCTGATCGCCGAACCACGAGCACGGGCTGAAGTCCTTGTCGATCGCCAGCTTCTGCTCGACGAGGATCTTGCCGTTGCCGCTACCGATGACCTTGGTGCACCACTCTTCGAATTTGGCGAAGGGCTTCGGCAGCTCGGTGTTCTTCTCGATCCGCTCGGCAAGCGCCTTGTGCAGCGCGTTGCCGTACTGGATGTGCTCGCTCTCTTCTTCCTTCACGTCCTTGGCGACGTCGAGATGCCAATGACGTTTCGGGCAGGTCTCGAAATTCTTCAGCTTCGAATATGACCAGGCGAAAGGCTTAGGCTTATTACGTGTGGTAGTAACCGTGAAACTCATGCAACCCGTTCCAATTTAGGCGGGCGCTGTCTGAGTTCTTTCAGCAGTTCCCGCGCCGCGTACTCCGTGTGGCACTCGGCCACGGTGATCCAGGTTTCCCCGATGCTACGGCGGGCGACGAACCACTTGCCCCGTTTGGTGGTGGGCATGTGGATGAGAGAGTATTGGGTGCGAGTTGTCATGGTGTGATTTCCGCCCTTACTTGCGAAGTAAGTTCAGCTTGGTGATGAGTTCATCAGACGGGAATAAAGTGTGACCGTCCGATAGTGTTACGGGATGACCGTTGACTACGACAAAGACATGGACCGTCTCGCCGGAGCGGTGAGCTTCGAGAAACTCGAACGGTATCAGTTCGCCGACTGCCATATGCAGCCGCATGAAGATCATCTGCTTCAGGTCGAGATAGGGTTGGGAGGCGTACTTACCAAGCGTACTATTCTCCATCGCTGCCGCTTGTATTTCCTTATCCCTGACCATCTTCACATAATCTGAGTAACGGGCTTCAGACAGTGGATCTCGACCGGGACGCCAATTAGGTACTGTGACCATCATCTCACCTCTATCAAATGCTGAGACGCCCATCAGTTACCTCCGCAGTAACGATCTGCACGGGTACTCGGGCTTCATCGAACATCTGCTGAGCGACAGCGAAGTTCTCTTCCCAGGCGTGCGGCTTCGTCGGCATGTAAGCGACGACGCGCGCGATGCCCGCCTGGATGATGATGCCGGTGCAGTTGGCGCAGGGGTGAAGCGGCGACACATAAAGCGTGCAGCCTTTGACGGACTGGCTCGCCGTGAGGATCGCGTTGGCCTCGGCGTGAACCGTGCGCAGCAGCTTTACGGCACGGTCCTGATAAAGGGCGCCTTCGTCACGCACCTTGCGTGGGAAGCCGTTATAACCAACCGACACGATGGTGCGGTTCGGTCGCACGATAACCGCACCGACTTGCGTCGAGGGGTCCTTCGACCAAGCGCTGATGTGCTTAGCCAGATCAAGAAATCTTTGATCCCATTTTTCATAATTGCTCGTGGTGCTCATGGGTGGTTCCGAAAAGGCTCCCGGTGTCTGGGCACCGGGAGCAAGTGGGGCTTTCGAACAGACAGTCAGGACAGGAGCTGAGCTACAAAGCGGCTTTGGTCCCAGACAGCAGCACCATGCTGCTATCTCTCTCGCACTGTCAGGCAGAGAGCTCGTGAGGCTCATTACTATTGGCAGTAATGATGGCCTTAATCTTGTCTTTCATATCCGGCTCGAGCCAATAGCCCACGCAATGCCGGGACTTGATCTCGATGCCGTGCGGCTTGAGCTTGTGGCGCAGCCGATGAATAGCGACCTTGGCGGTCGTCGCGATGCCGAGGCGCTCCTCGATCATCACTGGAGTAACGTGCGGGAGCTGCATCATCAGCCCCATGATCTTCCGCAGCGCTGGCGATAGATCGAGCTTGATGAGCGCAGGATCGACGAGGCCGAGCGCAGCTTCCAGTTCTCTGACGCGCTCGCGTAGGGCTTCAACCTCAGTCATTGGCCGCTCCATTGATCTGTTCGGCGTACAGGTGAAGGAAGCGTTCACTATCTTCCGTCTGCCGATCAGCCGCAGAAGCAGCGGCCATGAGCGCCATGCCGAGGGCACCGAATAGCCCTCCCGACGCGAAACCAATGATAAACCAGAACATAGGCGCTTCCTGTTTCGGGGTGGTTTGGCCTGTCTTCGGGGGTGTTTCGATCCAAGTAAAAAGGGTGGGGGTTGTTAGCCCCCACCTAGTCAAGGGAGGAAACGCCCAAGGACTGGCCCTCGAACAAGAAGAAGATAAATCCGGTTTTCCGCCATTGCAAGGGTTACAAGGAAGTTAAACCCCTATTGGTTACTTTGCATTACCATAAGACGGACCACTTTCGGCCTCTGCGCTCAAAGGCAGGCCGACCGCCCATTCTGGTGCTGTCGACATCTCCTGAAGCACGAGCGCCTTGACCACGGTGGTCAGATCCTCCGGCACCACGTAGATCAATTCGTCGTGGACCTGACCGGCGAGGCGCACGTCGTGCATGGCGAGCGGCTTGCGCAGCCGGACAGCGGCGTCCATCACCACGATGCGGGCGAGCGCCTGCACGATGTTTTCGAGGAGCTTGCCGCCGAAGATGCGCTTGCCCTTGGTCCGACCGAAATCGAACACCCACTGCCCGTCCTCGTGGCGGAGGTTCTTGTAATAGAGGGACAGGCCGGACGGCAGGTCGATCTGGCCAGGCCCGGCGGTTACTCCGCAAGTAACGGGACCGAGCCGAGCCGTGCCCTTGCCGGAGCTGATGAGCGACAGCGTGTTGTTCAACGTCTGCCACATCGCCGGGATCTTGGGGTAGGTGGTGCGGTAGGCGTTGACGATGCGCTGGGCTTCCTCATCGCCGAGCTCGATCTGCTCGCCGAGCTGGTTCTTGGAGAGGATCTTGACGGTGGCTTGGAACTTCATCCACCCCATGCCGTAGCCCAGGCCGAGCACGGCGGTCTTTCCGATCCAGCGCTCCTTCTTGTCGGCCTTGGTGATGGTGCGACCGAACACGACAGAGGCGAACGAGCAGTAGACGTCCTCGCCATTGGCGAACTGGTCGACTAGGTTCTGCTGGCCCGCGAACCAAGCGACCATGCGTGCCTCAATTTGTGCAGCGTCTGCCGCGATGACGACGTATCCGTCCGGGGCCTTGAGTGCTTTTCGCAGTTTGCCGCCACGAGGCAGGTTCTGCATGTTGATCCCCCAGTCGCCCGACAGGCGGTGGGTGTGCGCGCCGGAGTAGCGCAGCGGGATCGGCATGAGTGCGCGAGATCCGTCCGGCCACACCAGGTTGGCGATCGTCAGGAACTTCTCCGTGCGGCTCTCCTCGAGCGTGGACTTGAGCCCGAGCCGTGCCGTGACGAGTGCCTGCACGTCTGGGCTCTCGTGCTCCTCGAGCTCGAGGAAGGCGGGGTCGGTCTTGGAGAAGGCGTAGGTACTCTTGCCAGTAACCAGCGACGTCTTCATGGGAGGCTCGACGCCGAGGGTTCTGAGCGCCTGGGCGAAGCGCTCGTTGCTCATCAGGTCGTCGCGCGATGTGAGGCCCGCACGCTGGAGGAGCTCGCTCTTGGACTGGCGCACCTCGTTCAGGTGTTCGGCGAGCAGGTAACTGTCGAGAGTAAAGATGGGCTGCACCGCGCAGCGCAGCACCATGTCCTGGATGACCAGCTCGTGCACCGGGAACGGCAGCATCTTCTGATAGATGGTGCGGCACAGAGCGACGTCGTTGATCGCGTACTCGACCAGACCTTCGTAGACACCAGCCTGGCGCATGGCCACGGCGTTCATGCCTTTGACGTTGTGAATGGCGTCACCCTTCGCCCCGATCCCAAAATGGGTTGCGAGTGACGCGAGCGATAGTGAGTTGGTGTTATAGGCAAGGCGGGCTCGCGCCATGCCGAGCGTGTCGATCATCAGCCGAGGGACGATGCCATAGCGATACGACAGGATCGCCATGTCGAAGAGTGCGTTGTGCGAGACGACCTTGCTGCTGATGAGCAGCTCGTAATTATCTTCGCACCAGCGGTCGAAGTGCTCGCCGTTCAGCCAGAACGGCTCGTCGCCTTCAATCGCGACGGCAACACCGATCGTCTCGAAGCGCGGATCGAGGATGTACTCGACGGGCGTCATGCGCCGCAGCGAGTAGTCGGTATCATAAAAGGTTTCGAAATCGAGGAAGACGGTCTGCATCGTAACTCCAAGGTTACTTCAAGAAGTTGTGGTGTTGACAGATTAAGGCACAATATCTATCTACTGCACTAGCCACGGCGGTGGCGCTCCTGGGTGGGAGTTAATGGGCGGCGAGGTTGGTGGTCCTCGCCGCCCAATTTGTTTTCAAGCCCCTGCGTGCATGATCCATCGGGTCTCGACCTGCTTGCGGAAGTTGAACGTCAGACCGCGACCGACGGTGTGCTTGCTGGGCAGCAGCGATGCCTGCGCGATGAGCGCGTTGTAGTCAGCGATCGCCTGACGAGCACCGGCAGGGAGGGACGGGATGTTGCGCCCCGTTGGCGTGTCGGAGAGCTTGCTGGCGAGCTCTTCCTCGTTGCCGACCTTGAGCAGCGTCACGATGCCCGGCAGCAGATAGCGCACCTGCTTTGGTGACGAGCAGATGCTGTCCAGCAGATGCAGGACTTGCTCACCGCGACGGAAGCGATCACAGACCTCGCTCATGCTGTCGGCCCACGCCATGAGCTTCTCCGCGAAGGGCCATTCGCTCTTCATCGGGTAGTTCTTCTGCATCGCATAAATGGGCAGCGGTGCGGACACCTCGCAGTCGACGTTGATGAAGTTGGTGTCGTGGACGAGCGTGATGATCGAGTGGTAGTGGCCCGCACGCATCCCGAGCTCCTTGGCACGGGCGCAGATCTCCAGATCATCTGGGTTGACGACGGCCTCGACAACCTGACGCGGATCGATCTTAACCTCATGGATAGATGTCATGCGGTTGGCGAGGGTAGCGTGCGCTCCGATTACGGATTGGAAGGCAGACTTGCTTAGTGCAGCCATATGTTACTCCTGAAGTAATTGGTGGAAGGAAGTGTGGGGATTGCCAGGTTTCACGGTGTTGGACGTTCGTTCCTAAACGGGGGCACCGAACCTAACCTTGTTGTCGCCTTCAGACCGTGCGGCCTATGAACACCGCACGCTGTCACGCTCACCCGACCCCACTGGCGGTCGTGGGAAAGGAGGCTCCCCCGTCAGGATTTCTTGATGGGACACTCGACGACGTCGCCGAAGGGATACTTCTGAGCGTTCTTCGAGATGTCGCCCCACAGCACCGGATAGGCGGGCGCTGCGGATGGAAACGAGCCGTCGCCGTCGGTCAGATAGACGAGAGCATCGGGCGTGATGTGATGCTCGGCGAGATAGTCGAACACCGGCACGAACGATGTGCCGCCCCAACCAGGCACAGGCTTGCAGCGCAGAGCGTGCAGGTCGCCAGCGTCCTCGACCTCATCGACGCGATGAACCTTGGCGTCACACCAGACAACCATGAGGCGCTTGGGGCGAACGTCATCGAGGATGCCGGAGAGCTCGGCGAAGAAGCGGTCGATGATGGTGGGGTCCATGGCGATGGAGCCAGACGTGTCGATGCCGACGACGACCGTGCCAGCGGCGTGACCGGAGCGACCGGGTGCATAGACCGGATCGTCGCGCGTAATCATGCGGCGATCGGGGCGGCGCCAATCGTAGCCACCGGCACCGACCTTGCGGGCGAAGAAGGCTTCGATCTTGTCGGTCCAGGGAACCTCGGGCTCGAGGATGTCGCCCAAGAACTTCTCGAGTGCGGCGGGCAGCTTGCCCTGAGCCTTGGCAGCGGCAGCACCGGCAGCAACTGCCTGCTTCCACTCGATGTCGTTGCGCTGAGACTGAGCATCGTCAGGGCTGTTACCCTGAGAGTTACCGGGAGGCAGATGCTGGTCGAAGCCCTCGCCTCGCTCCTTGCCACTGCCGCCGCCACCACCTTGCTCGTCGTTGTACACCTTGCGATAGGCGTCGATGGCGCTGTCGTTGCCGTTGACGAGCTTAGGGTCGTGCAGCCAGGCAGTGTTGAATTGGCCGACCTTGGCCTCGATGAGGCAGTCGTTGATGACCAGGTCGGTCGCCACGTTCATGGTCTTGGGCTGATACTTGAGCTTGGTGCCGTCGGCGTAGCGGATCTCGCCACGCTTGTTGAAGACGTGCATCTGTCCGCAGTGATCCCAGATGCCGTGCATAACCTCGTGCGCGATGATGAAGATGCGCTCGGCGAGCGAGTGCTTGAAGAACGTGTCGGGGTTGAGGATGAGAGCGCAGCCGTCGGTGGCGGCGATCGGCACGTCCTTGGAGAACAGTGCGATGTGCTCGGAACCGTGCGGGTTCATCATGGTGTAGAGCACATGGGAGAAGGCGGGGCAGTTCCACAGGAACGCAGCGCGCGTCTCGGTCCAGAGCCTGAGTTGCTGGCCGGTCAGCTCGCACGGGGTGAATGTGCCGCGCTTGTCTTCGGTCTCGTACTTAGCCAATGCTGTCATGGTGGTTACTCCTCGTCAGTAACTTCTGCGTAGATGTCGATGCCCTCGTCGCCGTCGAGCGGATCGAAGGCGGACACGGCGATCATGGGTTTGTGTTCGTCGGAGATGAGCGATGCCGCAGCGAGCAGGCCCTGAGCAGAGCGGGCCGCAGCCTTGCGGACGATGTTAAACTTCTCGGGATCTTTGTAACGAACCTTGAGTTCGATGGTGACTGTCTTCTGCATAGAGTAGCCTCCTAGTTCGGCCATGTCGGCCAGGTTGTTGATGTTGAAGATGCGCCGCCCGTTCACGAATGTGGGCGGTCCCCAGTAATCCTTCCCCATGTTACTTCGATGGTAACCGGAGAGCGTTGCGAAGAGTGGGATCAGAGAGCGCGCGTTCTTTCCAGCTCTCGAAGATCTTCACACCTTCCTCGCCGTTGAAGCGGTACTCGGTGTACTTAGACTTCTTGGTGAACTCGACGACTGGAATGTCCTGCTTGTCGTGGACATTCCAGCGAGGGATTTGTGGCTTGGCAACGAGGCGCAGCGGGGCGTGCAAAGCCTGGAGGAACGTGACGTTCGGCACTTCGATCCAGGCGTTGAGCGTGCCGCATCGGTACGGCATGAACGGGCGACCCAACTCCTTGGCGATCTGCCGTGCGAACACGACCATGCCGTTGTTGGTCATGTACTCGGAGTGCCGCTGGAAGTGCATGGTGTTGTTCATGATCTCGATAGTGACGGAGCGAAGATCATTGGACAGCGTCAGATATGTTGGTGGTAAGAGCGCGTTGATCTCACGCTCGGAAACGTGCTGCATCGGTTACTCCTAATAGTGATGGTGTAATGGTGTTGTGGTGTAATGGGGTGGCCCGCGCCACGAGGGGGGATCAGGCGCGGGCCGTCTCAATCGCAGGGGGAGATGCGCGTCTGCGATTAAGCTGCGTGCAGCATGTTGACCAACGTCGCGTTGCGCGTGGCCCACTGGCTGAAGGCGTCAGTCATGACGATGGCCGGGATGCGCTGGCACACGGACTTGGCGAACGTGGCAGCGAACTCCTTGGGGAAGCGATCGACATACTGGAGGACCGGCTTGGCCGTCTTGGCATCGACGCGGGCAGACAGCTCGTAGATGGCGAGCATACGCGCGTCAGGCTTGACCGGGATCTTGATGTTGTCGGGATCGGCGATGATCTCGGCGAACTTGGGCAGCTCGTGACCCAGGCGGATGTGGGCGATGAGTTGCTGAGCGGACGCCTCGCCGATCATACCGGAGGCGAGCTCGATGGTGTTGCCGTCGGTCGGCAGATCACCCGATGGTGTGATGGACCGCAGGATGCGAGACAGCATGACCAGCGAGCGAGGCGTGCAGAACGGACCCTGCTTCTCGGGCACCTTGCCCTCGAACACGACCTGCGGGTTGGATGCAGCGAACGCAACGAAGAGCGGCTCGACGCCGTTCTTGTTGGCCCAATTCTCCCACGAGGTTACGTCGGGAGTAATCTCGACCTGCACACGACGGTTGATGACGAAATCGAACGACTTGGTGACACCGGAGCGATCCTGGCTGCGGTTGGATGCAGCGATGACCGTCCAGCCACGCGGCAGCTCCCACGGGCCAAGGCGGCGGTTGAGCAGCAGCTCGGCAGAGGCGCGCTTGACGTCAGCCTCGCCCTGACCGAACTCGTCGAGGAAGAGGATGCCGCGCTCGAATTCGTGCACGGGGCGACCGTCACGGGTGAGCATCCACGGCGGCATGGTGTAGGACGAGACAGACAGGGTCGATGCACCGAAGGCGCGCTTCTCGGGGACCATGTAGCCCATGAGATCTGACGGCGTCTGCGTAGCGAGGAAGAGCGTCTGGAAGCCCCACTCGAAGCCGTCGCGCTGGCTCATGAGTGCGCGCATCTGCTCGACCCACTCGGACTTGCCAAGGCCGGGCGATGACTGGAGCTCGATGGAGACGCCGCTGTCGAGAAGACCGGGCGCAATGGTGGTGAGATTATCGAAGTTCATGGCGGTGGTTTCCTGTTATGGTGTGATGGTGGGACTTACGCTTGGAAGTAATCGAAATCGTTGGTGGCGATCTCTATTACTGTATCTCCGGTATTCCAGACCCGCTGCTGTTCGTGCTTTGGCAGCAGATCAAACAATTCCCGGTTGATGAGCAGAACATTATGCTTTTTGTCCAGTAATGATACCACATTGTAACTGGGCATTTTACTGGGATCAACGTAGCGAAATATGCGGTTCGGCCCATTATGGGGTGTGACGTTGCTCAAGGATGGTCCTCGCTTCCTCTATTACTGACTGGAGACGGCGCATTACGGACTGACGCATTGCATCGTCACCGTTGATGACGTTGAGATCAGCGTGCGCGATCGACGCCATTAGGCTCTGCAGCTCGGTTACTTCCGCAGTAGCTGGCAGACTTTTGTATGCGGCACGGAAAGCGTTGTGCGCCTTGGGCGAGAACTGATCCTCGACCATGTTGTCGCGCGCCATGAGGTTGGCCGCAGTGCGAGCGTGATAGATCGGCTCGCGTTCATCGCGTTGCAGCTCGTACCTCATGCCGCAGCCTCGGGTGTGTTGTCCTGCGCGGGTGCCTCGGTGATGACCGGGCGTCCCTTGGGCGCGTACTTCTTGGCGATCTCGGCAGCGCTCGCCTGCAGGTCAGCTTCCATCTGCGCGATGTTGACGGCGTTGTTACCGGTGCCACGCACAGCGCTGAACTGTCCGGCAAACGCAGAATAGTTAATGAGGTCGATCCAGGTGTCGCTCTTCGTCGGGCTCTCGACGGAGCGTGCGAGCTTCGTTGCGATGTGGAAGATGCACACCTCGAATGGCGAGACGTTACGATTGAGAAGTAACGACGCCATGTTGGCGATGCGCTCGAAGCAAGGCTCGACGGGGCCATACTCCTGGCCACGCTCGCCAAGGATGCGGGCAGACGCAGAGATATAATCAGTGTGGTGCATGGAATACTCCTGTTGGGATTTATGTTGGCGGGGTCGCCACAGTTACTTGAGTAAGTAACAAGGTCGTCTCAGGTGCGGATCTGTCTCAAAAAATCCTGAGCACGCTGACGAGCTGCATCATCTTGGTGAATGAGCAGGTCTTTAATAATGTCAGCCGCAGCCTGTAGCTGGATGCGTAGTTCTTTGGTCTTATGCTCGAAGGGAGGGACCGTTTGTTTATGATCGGTTACTTCCGAAGGTACCCCCATCAGAGACAGGTCGATCAGGCGCTGCATCTTCTCTTGGAAACTTGTTGGTGCTTCCTCGGGAGACTTGGACGTCAGATCCTCGAGCTGCATTTCGAAGGCGGCAGCGATGGCTCGCAGGACCTTTGGACCTGCGGGTTGCTTGCCGACTTCGATGCGTTGGACTGTTGCGTGATTGATGTATGCGCGCTTGGCCAGCTCATGTTGAGACCAGCCATGAATTACGCGCATTTGTCTGATCTTCGCGCCAATACCCATGGGCAGTAATTTGTATAGTAAACTCGCTATACATTCAATTACTGCGGCGTCCTGGTCGTGCTGTCAGCGGCGATCTTGGCCATAATAGCCATGTCCATCTGCCGCATGAACTCTTCACGAGTGAGCCCGCCTGCGATCAGTTTACCTGCGAGTAACCCGCAGATGATGAGCGCGGCGACCCCAACATCGGCGTCGTGCTCTGCGACCATATCTGGGAGCTCCTCGACGATGAGGCCAGCAATGTGTGCAGAGTGAGTGAACTTCTCGAGTTGATCTTCGTCAATGATGGTCGTCATGAGCACACCTCTGAGCAGTTGTTGTTCTTGTCGCAGCACACAGAGCAGACGATCACCTTGCCGTTGACGACGTAGGTGTGGGTGCTGCACGCAGCCCAGGCCGCAGTAGCGGTGAGCAGCGCGATGATGGTGATGGCCAGTCTCTTCATGGTTACCTCCAGAAAGTAAGGATGGACTTCTTCACGGGTGCCGGGCGCAGGCCCAGCAGCGTCTCGCGGGCGTTGACAGATTGTTCGCGTGTCTCGACCTCGAGTGCTTTGATCGACAGCTCGTTACGCTGACGAGTAACTTCCTCGCGCTCCTGCACGAGCTTGCCGTAGTCATCGACCAGGCGGCGGGACGCAGCAGCGACAGCGCGCGAGAGCGTGGACTGCTGAGCGGGCGTGAGTGCGCTGATATCGGCGTGCTGCAGCCGCTCGACGAGCTGCATGAGCGTGTCGTTGTCGGCGTCATCTTTGCCGAACACGGCGTCGGGGTGCTTATTGATCTTCGCGTTGAACGTCATGGGTTACTCCTGAGAGTTGGGGAGGTAGACTTTGGTGACGTGGACGTCGGTGGTGTATGATTGCAGGCCGGAGAGTTCGCACCCGCCTATGTGTCGGGCTTCCTCTTCGCTCGAGGCGAGCACCATCACCTCGTGCTCAGAAGTGATGGTGCCCTGCACGAAGTAGTATCGCTTGCCGGGTACGCTGGATTGAAATGGGTCCTCGAACTCGTCGAGCAGGATGATGCCGTCTTTGTCGTCGCAGTCGCATGGTGTTGCGATGCCGCAGGTGGTGCAGATGTCGATCATTCGTTACTCTCCATGGTTACTGTTAGGCGTCACGACACTCTTCGTATCGGTATCGAAGAGAGCTCAGTCAGCGCGTTGTTCGCGCACGCTGATGCACGCTCTGCGGCGTTCTTTATGGCGTGCAGTCTGTCAAACATACTGCTGCCAAACGAGCCGCTATTATCCATGAGGCACTGCACGATGTAATTCACTTGGTTATTAGTGTCGTAAATTTGCGAGGCGATGAGGTTGAGATCATTCACTCGCACCAGCTTGAGAAACGGATAATTGAGGCTGACGAAGCGAGAGAGTGCGTCGACGACGTCTCTATTGTCGTAGCCGCCGAGTAGTAAAAGTAAGTGCGCTTCGATGACTTCGGGTTGTGATGGTGTTGGTTCGTCTGTCATTGGTCATCCCGGTAACGCTTGCCAGTAATCTTGCGGGCATCGTCGACGAACATCTTCCACCATTGGTAGAGATCGTCGTAGCTGGGCGGGCACCATGTACTAATGAGCGTCTCGCCGACGTTGGGCATCTGCGCCAGGCGCTCGACGAGGATGATGTAGTTGGTGATGTGCGGCTTGAGTTCAGCGTCCATCGTTACTCTCCGAAGTGACGGTTGAGAAAATCACGCAGGGTGCGGATCTCTTCTTTGCTGAAGAGGAACCAGCCGTCGCGTGTGTATGGGTTGCCGTCGTCGTCCGTGCCGTCGTTCTCTACTTCGAGAAGTAACTCGTCGCCTCGAACCCGCAGGCTAAGACGCTCGCCCTGATCTTCAACGCAGTCGAAATCATCATCGAGCACGGGCTCACGAACGAATGAAATGAATGGGTCGTTCATCGTCACTCCTCCTCGAACCAATCGAACAACGCAGCAGCGCGCACATCGGTGATGAGCATACCGAGCGAGAGGATAGACACGAGGTCGTCGTACAATCCGCACAGCGAGACGGTGACGTAGATCATGTGCTCTCGCACACCGTTGAGATTACTGAAGCGAGGGATGAATGATCGCATGTTACTCTCCGTGGTTACGCTGCGATGGTGTGATGGTGTAATGATGTGTTGTCATTGGCATCGTCGATCGTCTGACGCATCTCGCGCAGATCGAACGTGAGCACTTCATCGTCGTCGATGGGGCGCAGCACGCTGCCGAAATAGAGTTGGTTCTTCTTCGTGAAAAACGGACGACCGAACCCGAGCAGGTCGAACAAACCATTCAACCGATCCTTCGTGGTCGGCGTCGGATAGCCGCAGAAGGACACACTCAGGATGT